CAATGGGACGCCATCTACGCCCGGCGCGGCCTCGGCTGGGACGCAAAAACGTGGATGTGGGGCGTGACGATCAGGAGGATAGGATGAACATCTCGTTCGCATGGACGGTGCCGTCGATACTCGATCACAGCAAAACGGTCACCCGCCGGTTCTGGAATGACGACTACGCCCGGAAGTTTCATGCTGGGGACATCGTGGATGCTTATGACCAGTGTACGCGGGCTGGCGGGAAGAAAATCGATACGATCCGCCTTACGAGTGATCCATACAAACAACGCCTGTCCGATATGCCGGACCCCCATTTCGAGCGCGAGGGCGGCACCCGGTACTGGCGCGACAAGGCCGAGTTCATTGAGGTTATGGGCGGCCCGGATGCCGTGCCGTGGGTAATTGAATTCGATTACGACACGATGGAGGTGAAGCGATGAAAGAAGAACTGGAACCGTGCCCGTTCTGCAGAATGACGCATACACTTGATCATATCGAAGAGCGGTGGCGGGATGTCCAAGACCCGATATTGGGAACTATAACTCATCGTGAATACATATTGGAATGTTGTTATCTGACATTCGGTCCGTTCCGCACCATACCAGAACTAATAAAAAAGTGGAATATGAGGACGCCATGAGAAAGTATAACCCCGATCCCGCTGAATTCGAGGCCATGGTGATTGCCGGCGTAATCGCCGTGGCGATCCTCTGGGTGCTTTCGTGGATCGTCAGGTCATGCGGCGGCGGAGCGATACCCCGATGAGCGACCGCGGCATCCAATGCACCATCGCCTTCGAGCCGCGCACCATCCCGCCGGAAGCCTGGAACATCCGCCGCGATACATGGGGCCTTTTCACCGGCATACGCATCGAGGTCCGGTTGCCGAGACATAAGCCCGAGAAGATGAAAGTCGCCGAATTCCGGATCCGCTACGGCCATGACACGGTGGCCATGCGGAGACTCAACCGGCTGCTCGCACGGGGACCGGTGGGAGATGAAACATGAGACGATATGGTGTGATGAGGTATCCCGAAGATTCCAGGTATTGTATTGAGGAAGTACACAAGCGATACCGTGATCAGTCTAGTATGGAGATGTTGGAAGATAGATACCAATGCCGCGAAAAGCGTCGTTACGGCCCCAATGGCTTGTATTGTTGGTGGCACAAGGATAGTCATCCAAATGTACCGGTGGACGAGGACACGTTATGACCTCTGGCGAGATACTGTCGTTGCTCATGGCGAAACACGACGATAGCGTCTGCGTTCCGGAATGTAAGACCGGCGCGACATGGGGTGGGCATTGTCCGCGCCTGGACCTCTGGGTAATGGCCCGTTCATGGGCGCACCCCAGGTTCATCGGTTACGAGATCAAAATCCGGCGCTCCGACTTCGTGGCGGATAACAAGTGGCCCGCGTATCTCGACTACTGTCGAGAGTTCTATTTCGTGGCCCCCCGCGGCCTGATTGACACCGGAGAACTGCCGACCGAAGCGGGCTTGCTGGAGGTCTCGACCACCGGGACGCGGCTGTTCACGACGAAAAAGGCGCCGGTGAGGAACATCGTGATTCCCGACGACCTCTACCTATACATCCTCATGAGCCGCGTTCTCATCCGGCTCGAGGGCATGGATCCGGCAATGCCGGACGGTCGCCGCGCCTATTGGGAAGCATGGCTGGAGGACCGGAAAATTGACCATAATGTCGGTTGTAAGGTTTCAAAGGCGCTCCGTGAACGCATAAACGAAGAAATCATGGAAGCGCGGTCCGAAAATAAAAGGCTACAACAGGAATTGAGCGAACTTGCCGAAGTGCGAGCAATGCTCGATGAACTCGGATGCCGAAGCCGCTGGGACATCTATGGTAAAATACGCGACCTGAAACCCGGTGTGCCTGACCAGATGAAACGCAACCTCGAATGTATATCCATCCGGCTCCAACAGGTACTCTCGGACATCGAGAAGGCCGATGCCAAACGGGCGGCTACGGTCGCGCAAGGGGAACTTGTCCTATGACCTGGCTACGTGCCCGCTGGTTCGACGCGCTCTGGCGGCTCGCGGGATGGATGCGGAACCACACACAGGAGGCACCATGAGATCAGTCGAGATTCATATCGACTTGGACAAACGATGTATCCGCTGTCATCGCAAAGGCGCTACACAAAACGGGCTATGTTTGGCTTGCATTTCGAAAGCGATAAAGAGCGGTGAATATGATCCCATCATACGCAAACGAAACACGGAGGCACCATGAAAATCGCAATGTCAGACTTTTCATACAGGGGACCACTGAAAGGAGCGTGACATGAGAACCTATGGACAGTACAAAATGCCAGAGAATAAGTACCACTGTATCGAGCCGGTGCGGGAAGGTCGTTATGAGCATCAGTGCTTCAATAAGCGCGGGCATGGTCCCGATGGACTGTACTGCTGGCAGCACAGCAAAAGGCATCCGGCGGCCGATGCGCAGATCAGGGACATCTCATGACGGCCCCCGGCGTCACCCATGATATCCCGCCGGAAGAAGGCGATGCCCTTCTATACTGGCGGACCATGGCTGGCATGACACAACGTCAGGTGGCTGAGCAGATATTCATCGAGAAAAACGGCGTCAACAGGTACGAACGGCACAAAGGGCGCATACCACCGTGGCGCATGGACCTGCTCGTCACCCTGTTCAAATGCGGGACGAGAGCGCGGTTCCTTCAGGCGGGACGGACGCTATGAGATTTCTCCTCTACGTCGCCATCTTTGCCGTGTCCTGGGCGCTCGCAATCGGCATCGGCTGGTTGATCGGAACGGGGCTCGTCTGGCTCATCCGGCAGTGGGAACCCTCGGCGCTGGTGATCGCGGCGGTTGCGATAGCAATGGTGGCGGGCGCGTATTCACGGGCGAGGGATAGATGAACTGGCCCGGCGACATGCCTGAGACGGTGGTTGTCTCGTTCAGCGGCGGGAAGGACTCGACGGCGGCCCTCCTGTGGGTCCGTGAGCACATGCCGGAATTACCCTGCTACGTTGTCTGGGCTGACACGGGTTGGGAGCATCCGGGGCTTGAAGCGTGGAATCGGGCGATAATGGGACAACTCGGATACAAACTGACGGTGGTGCGAAGCATATACACATTTGCAAATCTGGTGAAGAATCGCAAATGGTTCCCGAGTGCATCGTGCCGTCTCTGTACGGCTCGCCTGAAACAGGAACCGATTGAGAAGTTCATCAGGTCTTTACCGGCAGATTCCATCATTCACGTTTCCGGCCTTCGGGCAGATGAGAGCCGAATACGGGCCGGACGGGCACCGTGGGGCATTAACTACCGTCTGACCAATGGCAGGCGCACGGTATACGAATTTCTGCCGATCCATAACTGGACTGCCGAACAGGTGCGGGGGTACATCCGGGCGCACAGCCTTCCACTCCACCCGGTATACGGCCACCTTTCCCGCTTATCCTGCCGCCTATGCATCTTCCAGACCCGCCGGGAAATAGAAGCCATCGAACATTATGACCCCGAAGCCATCGAAATCATAGAGAGCCTTGAGGAAGAAATCGGGCGCACAATGTCGCCGCTCCAATACCCTATCAGATCGCTCATAAGGGCGAGACAGGCGCAGACGAAACTCGAACTCTTCCCGGCAGGAGCATGAACGCATGAGCAAGCCACCGGCATTCCAGTTCTACCCCCGCGATTGGATGGAGAAACGAGTGCTCCGTATGTCGGATGCCGCCCAAGGTATTTATATGCGTCTACTCTGTTATATGTGGATGGACTCACCCGACCAGTGTTCGATTGAAAAAAATGACAAAATGATCGCAAGATTGCTTTCATTATCGTGCCGGAAATGGAAAAACATCCGCGCGGAATTGTTCTGGAAAGACGACCCGATATTTATTGAAACAGATACCCATTATATTTCAGCCCGGTTGCGTAAAGAAAAGGAAAAACAAGATATTAAGAGCGGTAAGGCACATAATTCGGCCGTTGCGAGATGGGGCGAATCCACACCACAACCACCATGCGAACGCAATGCGAACGCAATGCCGACGGTATGCTCTTCATCTTCTACTTCAACTACAGTAACTACCCCCCCTAACCCCCCCTTGCCAGGGGGGGATGCGATTGAAAAGCGCAAGCGATGGGAAAAGCGAAACGGGAAACCATCAGCACCGACCGTACCGGCTGTACCCGATCCGCCACCCGATACCAGCGCCGCCCGCCTCGAAGCCGAACGCCGGGACGCATACGCCGCCATACTGCTTTCCCGCCGGCCGAAAATCCACGAGTGGTTCGACGCGAATGTGCGTGCTGTTCTCCAGGAGGAATTGACAGAGACCAGTTACCGCGCCTATATCGAGCCGATTATCCCGGTCACAATCACCAAACAGGCGGCTGTCCTGTACTACCCGGATCCCGGATTCACCCCGATGATCAACCTGGCGCGGATAACGGAGATCATCCAAGCACAGCCAAAGTGCGAGCACTGCGTCGTCACCCTAACAGCGGAAATGGAGGCCAGAACATGATCAGGTACAAAGAGGAACGAGAAAAGCGCGGATGGGAAAAAGTAGAGCACGGTTGGTGGTGCAATGTAAAGCAGAGCCAGGGGATATGCCATGAGTCCGATGACAAGTGGCATGTCTGGGGCGGTGGGGAACACTGCCTGATACAATGCCGGTTTGCCTTCCGCGAGGTCATTGACTTGGGCGCGTTCAAGACGCTCCGGGCGGCGATTGAATTTGCGGACGCTGTATACGATAGGGAGAGGACATGAACCACCCCAGCATCCAGTTCACCATTCCTATCACACCATCGGCGCAGATGCGGGCTCGGAGCACGGCACGGGGCGGATTTGCTCGTACCTACAAGCACCCGGAGCAGAGGCGGCATGAAGAACAACTCATGCCCCTGCTCGTCCAGCACCGGCCCCTCGAACCATTCACCGGCCCGCTGTCCCTGACGGTGATGGCTTTCCTTCCTATCCCCGGCTCGAAGCCGAAGTGGTGGCATGATGCGGCGCAGAACGGCGCACTACTACCCGTCACCAAGCCGGACCTCGACAACTTGGTGAAGAACATCAAGGACTGTATGCAGACGGTTGGCTTCTACGCCAACGACTCGCAGGTAGTTGAAGTCGTGGCGCAGAAACTTTACAGCACATGCCCGCGGTGGGCAATCAAGTTGTTGGAACTCCCACAAGTGGACGCGAAGGAATGGAAGCTGCGAGGCAGTCAGGAAGTGGCAACTAAGCCGTCCAACTCAGGGGAAGATAGACGATCCTGACACGTTTTAGGAGGTATTCCATGTCTGACGTTCCCTCGATCCTCTGGTTCCTTGCCGACTGGCGTATCTGCGCTGCACTTGTGGTGCTCGAAATCTTGGTATTCGGTGCCGCGATCGGCGGGGCGGTCCTGTTCATGTTCCGGAAACGTCAAATGGCAACCGGTATCGAACAGGGTAAGTTGATGGGAGGCCAATGAAATTGTACTATGCCATAACCGCCGCTCATAGGAGGCCGCTGATCCGCACATTCGTCAGCAAGGCGGACTGCGATGCCTGGGTGGCGCAGTCGCCACGTACACGGCGGTCGCTCACTGTCACGGAGCGCGTCCGATACCGCCGGTGGTGCGCACGGGGCGAGGGTAAGTACGAGACGAATTTCTGGCGGGCAACAAAAAGTGGTTGCCAAAGATACAACCAGTGAAAATGTTTCATGGTATGGAAGGATAACTAAGGGGTTACGATATGTCACGAATGAGCCGACGCGATTGATATTGCAGGGCATTTATGAACCAATTCAAACGATACTTGTGTGTAGTCAAGGAAATAAGGCATGAACGAGGGGATATATGCGAGGCATGTGGAGAAGAGGCGCATCATCCACACCATATTATACCGGTGAGCGAGACATCAATACATTCCGAGCTGGTGTTTGAAAAGGCAAATATGATACTGCTCTGTGATGATTGCCATGCGTTAATGCACCCGCTGATAAGGAATATCTGGGAATGGGGAAAAGCGAGGAAAGGCCGAGGCCATGCACTGTCGCGCCAGAACTAACCGGAACGATGGATGTGTTGAAAAAGTTGCTGGCTATCGAACTTGACCGACTTGATGTGGCTGTGCGGATTGAGAAGGAACGGAACATCGTTTTCCCGGAGACAACCGTGATCATCAGGGATATACAGAAGTTGACGGCGGCGATACATGGCAAGGATAAATCAGATGTAGGTGAATGGGACGAGATAGGAATGGGTGAATGGTGATGGCAAAAATGGGACGACCTAAGATAGAGATCGATTACGTCCTCCTCGAACGGCTCTGTACCATCCAATGTACCGATGCCGAGATAGCAGCGTGCCTAAAGATATCGGAACAGACACTTGACAATCGGAAGCGCGATGACCCCACATTTTTGAGCATCTATAAAACGGCTAAGGATGGGGGCAAGATGTCTCTCCGTCGCGAGATGTACGCGAAGGCGAAAGGCGGCAATGTGACCATGATGATCTGGTTGTCGAAGCAGTACCTCGGCATGGCCGATAAGACGGACTCGAACGTCAACATGCGTATCAATTCCTGGGACGACCTCGAAAGGGAAGTGGGTGCCGAGAAACAGCAGGGGCAAGCCGACGATGGGGCGTAACCATGCGATACTCTATCTGCTCATGGCGGCGGTCATGGTAAGCGCGGGCCGGCCGGTTGTGTCGAGCGAGATGCGCGAGATATGGCGCCGTTCGCATGCCGACTGGTGCTACTTCGCCGAGAAGATACTGAACGTCAACCTCGACAGCGATCAGCAACGCATCGTCCGGGCCGTCCAACACGAACCCCGCGTCTCCGTCCGGTCGGGCAATGCCCGCGGCAAAGACTTCATCGCCGCCGTCGTGTCGAACTGCTGGTTGCATCTGTACCGCCCATCGAAGGTCGTCAGTACGGCGCCGACCGGCCGTCAGGTTGAATCGATTATGATGACCGAGATCGCCCGCATCCGGAAGGGAGCCCGCGTTCCTCTCGGCGGTCGCCCGCTGGTGAACGGCATCAAGTTCGACGACGAGCCCGACAGGTTCCTGATCGCGTTCAAGGCCGCCGATACGGAAGACGAGACCTGGACGGGGTTCCACTCGCCGAACCTCATGGTCGTCGTGACCGAGGCATCCGGCGTCAATGACCGCACGTTCGACAATATCGAGAAAATCCTGCCCGGCAATTCACGCCTCCTGATAGTGTTCAATGCCATCCGCGCCAGCGGTGAGGCGTTTCGAAGCATCAAGGATCCCCGGTACACGTCCTTCCGGTTAAATTGCCTGGACGCGCCGAATGTCAAGGCGCGGCGCATACTCATCCCCGGGCAAGTCGATTGGGAATGGGTGAACGGCCTGATCCACAAGCCGGGCATGGTGACGGCGATCGAACCCGATGAAGCACGGGCGGACCTGTACGATTTCGAGTGGGAAGGGCAATGGTACCGCCCCGGTGACTTGTTCCTCGTGATGGTGATAGGGGAGCCGCCGCGGGAGCAGGAGAACCAGCTGATCCCCTACGCATGGACGCAACTCGCGATTGCCCGCTGGCATGAGCGCAAGGGGACACCGGCCGAGGGTGCGCCGCTCTCGCTTGGTGTGGATGTGGCCGGCATGGGAGCCGACAGAACGTCGTTTACGTACCGCTACGAGACGCTGGTGCAGAAGATACAGCGATACGCCAAGTCCGATCACATGGTGACCGTCGGGAAGATCGTGAACATCCTGAACGCGAATCCGGGCAGCCATGCCTTCATCGACACGATCGGCGAGGGGGCCGGTGTTTACAGCCGGCTTGCCGAACTTGAGGCATCCGGGGCCATCCCGAAGGGTTCGGTCACCAGCGCGAAGGGGTCTAACAGCGCACGGGGCAAGCGAGACTTCACGGGGCTGCGGACGTTCGCCAACATGCGGGCGTACTGCCATTGGGCGATTCGGGATGCGCTCGATCCCTCGTTCGACAGCCACCGGGAACCGCTCGCCCTGCCGCCCGACGACGACCTGGTACAGGAGTTGTGTGAGATTCATTGGGACCCGAAGAGCAACGGGGACATCCTCATCGAGGACAAGGACGATATCAAGAAGCGGCTGGGGCGGTCGCCGGACGACTCGGACAGCCTCGGGGAATCGTACTTCCCGCCGATGAGACAGCGGCAGGTGACAGGCACATTTGACCGGCGGCTCTTGGGGCTGCCGGTGTGAAAGGAGAAGGGGAGATGTTATCAGATGATATGTTTGTTAGGTTACTATATAAGTGTAACCGCTGCGGAATAATAAATCCTGCACGTGTGATTATACACGATTTCCATAATTCTCATTCAGGAACAGGTGGGGCGTGGGAAGAAACTTTTACATTGATAGTACATGAATGCGATAAAGAGAAAAAGTATTATGGGCGCGTTGAATTGATGGGCCTGGATGATATAACACCGTCCGACGATCCATTAATTGAAACGGCCAAACAGATATGTAGAGAAGAAGAAAATAAGGTAATTAAGGCTGCCGAACAGATATGTAAAGATACAGAAATAGTAAGGGGTGATAAACTGAATTTTGATGAGTATGACCCGGTACTCAGACCACAATACCGGTGTAGAAATTGCGGTATGATAAACCCCCCACATACGGTATTTCGATGTGACAGCTGTAAAACGGATTTCAAAACAGATGTGTTATTTCACCATTGCAATGAAAAGACAGATGTTTATGGCAAGATTGAGGTAATGAGTTATGTAGAGGTGTTTCGGCCCAAAGATTCAAAAGAATCAGAAAGGAGAGAAGGCGATGCAGATTGAACACGTGTACCGCTGTATGCGGTGCGGGAAGGAAGTTGTGATCCCGGTGTCGGGCGATCTCCACATGATGAGCGTACCCGGCCAAGACTTCATCACCGACGGCATTCCGGAGAACCACTACTGCGACCAGGACAGGGGTATCGTCGGGCGGCTGGAACTGATCGGGATGAATGTGAGAGGGTGAGGCGTAGTGCTGCATGCGGAAAAAGGAGGGGCGATGGAGATTCAGTCGATCACGCAGTACACGCAAGACCTTGACCGTCTCGAAGGGATTATCCGGCAGAACCTGACGGCGTTCTACGAGGTGGGCCGGGCGCTCATGGAGATACGGGACCGGGGGCTGTATCGGGACGTCAAGGGGTACGAGACGTTCGAGGCGTACTGCAAGGCGGAGTGGGATTTCACGGGGCGTCAAGCAGAAAGATTAATGGTATCTGCTGTGGTTATTGAGAATACCCGACCAATTGGTCGCCTTCCCGCAACCGAATCCCAATGTCGCCCCCTTGCCCGCCTCGAACCGGAACAGCAGCGGGAAGTATGGAAGAAAGCAGTCGAGACCGCGCCGGATGGCAAGGTCACGGCGGCACACGTCAGCAAAATCGCAAAGGAGATTACCGATGTGGGGAAAGCATCACCGACACCAGAACCGCCGGTAGACCCGCGTTTACTGGCGACATCGGCCATGCATTACGCTACAATGGCCATAACGAATCTTGAAGGAATCAGGATGGACGATCCGAAGAGAACAGAAGCACTCATTCGGGTTATGAAGTGGATACAAATCCAACTAAAGGAGTAGGGCCATGACAGCGGCAGTATACGAAACCAAGAATTATGGGATGTTTGAACTCCACGAGTTCAACAGGAATGTGGTCAATACCCGCAGTATCGAATTATCACTCAGGCGGAATGGTTGGATAGACGCCTATCCCATGCACGTTGTGAGAAACGGTAAAGGGAAACTCAAAATCAAAGACGGCCATTATCGCTTTGAAGCAGCACGGCACTTGGGTATCCCGGTGAAATACGTCATTTGTAATGACGGCGCACCGTTGGTTGAAATGATTAAGGCTACAAAACCGTGGCACCCGGCGGATTACCTGTATTCCTATGTCCGACAAGGCAAGCATGAATATATCGCCTTGAAAGACTACATGGAGTTGACCGGGATTTCCCTCAGGCACGCGATCTCGATGCTTTCCGGAGAGAGCGCGGGTTCGTGTAACCAGTTTGAAGCATTCAAGAGGGGAGAATACAGGCTGGGAGACACAGCGCGGGCCGACCAAGTGGCAAAAATGGTTTTACACATGAAGAAGTGTGGAATCAAGTATGCCGACAACTCCTATCTCGTGCAAGCGCTTTCAAAGGCCGTATGGTTGGATGAATTCTCCGTGACGCGCTTTATGGACAAGATAAGCGCACACTGGCATCATTTCGACAAGCAGCCCGACGTGAAGTCGTACCTTACACAGATTGAAGAGATTTACAATCGGCATGCACAGTCAGACAAACTGCCGCTTGCGTTTCTTGCCAATGAACGGTCATTGGAAAGGAAGCGCACTTTCGGCAATTTTCCGCGGCGCAAGTAGTGGGGTGGAACAACCGGGGGCGGGTTCGCGCCCGCCTCCCATGAAACGAGGTGAACAATGCTGCTGACATGTATCGACAACTGCCCGTATCGCATTATAAACAGGGATTACGAGCCGAATGACCGGCAGGAGGACTTCACTGCGTTCTGTACGATTCCAGTCAGGAATATAGGCGATAATATATGGGGTCAGCCCGCAGATCGACAGCGCATCAGACTTTCATTCACGGAAGATGGCGAAACCACGACGCTCAGGTGTCAGCAATGCATAGAACGATTCGGACCCGGGATGGCGAAAAGGCCACCGGTGAAGTTTTCCGATATCATACACACAATGCTTGACCTCGTATTCGGCGACCTTGCTGAGATAGTTAAAGAGGCCACCGGGGAAACGATTCACGTCACCATACGCAAGGCAGGCACATCATGAACATCGGCGATATACTCAAACTGGACTTCGACAAGGCCCTCGAGGTGCTCACCGCGGACCCGAAGGAGAAGGACAAGGGCATCGCGGACAACCGGAAGGCGTTCCGGGGCGAGCACGCCATCCTCGACGACCCTGATCGCGCGACCAAGACCGTCGGGGCCACGGCGGCGACCCAGCGGGTGGTCAAGCTCACGTCCGAGACGATCCCCTTCCAGCGGCGCATCGTCAACTCCGCGGTGACTTTCCTGTTCGGCGAACCCGTGTCGCTTGTCCTGAACAATGACGCTCAGGATGCGTTCGGCCTCATCAACGCCGTATGGAAGAAGAACAAGCTCAACTACTTCAATAAACGGCTGGCCCGGGATCTGTTCATTGAGTGCAAGGCGGCCGAGTTGTGGTACGTTCCGCCGAAGGACAAGGGGAAACCCGCCCGCATCCGGGTGACACTCCTGAGCAACCGTGAGGGGTATGCGTTCTATCCCCACTTCGATGAGTTCGGCGACATGGACGCTTTCACGGTCAAGTATGAGATCAAGGGACCCGACGGCAAGCCGCAGGATACGGTCAACATTTATACCGCCGACAAGATCATCCGGGCCGTGAAAGCGGGCGGAATGTGGACACAGAAACCGGGGGAGAACATACTCGGCAAGATACCGGTCGTGTACTACGAGCAGGACGAACCCGAATGGGATGGCGTGGATACTCAGATCGAACGGCTCGAATACCTGATGTCAAACTTTGCGGACACGAACGACTACAACGGCTCGCCCCTCACCCAGGTCAAGGGCGTCGTGTCGAACATGCCGAAAAAGGAGGAGACCGGCAAGGTGGTGACGGTCGCAGCGGAGACGAATCCGAACACCGGAGAGGTCACCTATCCCGGTGGCGTCGAGTTCGTTTCCTGGGAACAGGCCCCGGAGTCCATCAAACTCGAAATGGAGGCCCTGAAGGACATCATCTACGCGATGACGCAGACGCCGGACCTCTCGTTCTCGAACGTTAAGGGCATGTCGGCGGTGAGCGGTATTGCCTTGCGCCTCATGTTCTCCGATGCGCTGTTCAAGGCGCGGGACAAGCAGGAGATATTCGGCCCGGCGATGGAGCGGCGCCTGAGCATCATGAAGTCGATCATCGCACTTGCGAACGTCGGGAAGCGGCAGCAGATCGAGGAGGCGGACATCGACGTGTTGTTCGGCGACGTGGTGCCGACGGACATTGAGGCGCTGATCAAGAGCTTGTCTACAGCCCGGGGCGGCGAGGCGATCATGAGCGAGGAGTCGGCGGTGCGGATGAACCCGCTGGTCACGGATGCCGAGAAGGACATCGAGGTGCTGGCGGGCGAGAAAACGGCATTGAAGTCATTCGCGGATAGCTACGCATGAGTGAGTGTAAATGTACTTCCGACAAAGTTGTTCTCGTAAAAGGTGATGGGCTCAATATCGCTCGGGAAACATTCTGTACAATACATGGGTATCAAAACACCTGTTTTGTCTGTAATCCTCATGCAACAACCACCGAAACATGCCGTAAACACGCATATGGCAACCGGGAAGCGGATAACTACGTATGAGCACTGAGTGGACAGTTATCGTCGGATGCCTCCTCGTTATCATCGCGTGTTTGACATCGGCGTATTACCGAACAAGGGGCTGACGTATGAAAGAATATAAACCGCTACGGTTTGCATCGACATTTCCAGTACCGCATATCGTCTGCGGCGGCACTGCGGTCTCATGCTCATATGATGAATGTTTGAGTGTGATGCAAGAGATAAGAGAGGAGAAAGCATTGTATGCGAAATTGGCTATGGATAATCCGACACCAGATATGTGATGCGGCAAGGATATTCGGCATACGCGACCGCCTGCGTTGTCCTGAATGTAAATCGGTCGGCACATGGAAGCCGCACGGCGGGTGGTTTGACAATAGCAAGGCGAGCGGAAGGCGATGGTTGTGTAAATGGTGCGGACATTATGTTGGCATGCTGAACGGGGAGATCATTGAGCGTGATGCATTTATTGATTTCAATTTAAAATGTTGGCGTATATGGGATAATTACGACAACATAGAAGTACCACAGAACGTCTATATCCCGCGTGATGATGCAAAATCCGATCCATGGGTGGGCTGACACATGCCGATGAACGAAAGGAGAAAGAAATGCAAGTCGAATTGAAGAACGGTGTGTTTACGGCAACGCAGTGGTTCAAGGACGGCGATCACCCGGCGGTGGATTATCACAAAGCGACCCGATCAAAGTACGGGAGTGCGTATGATGGATTGGCATATTTCACTGTTGACACGGTTTATGACGACGATGCCGGGCCGCCAACTATCACCCCCGGCATGTGGATCGTGGAGATGTTCGACGGCATCCATCTCTACACCGATGAGGAGTTTAAGAAGTTGTTTGTGAAGGCGAACCTGAAATAATGAGGCGGAATCTCACATGCCGATGAACGCCTTTGAACGCGCTCACATCCGGGATATCGCCCGGCGCAACCGGCAGATCAGCGTAGCCGTGGACGATGCCATGATAGATATCGCCCGCCGGTACACGACGGTCAAGGGTCGCCGGTTTGCGGGGGTCATGCAGGGACGGCTCGCCGAACTCCATGAGCAGATTGTGAACAACGGGCACATGGGGATCCGGAACCAGTGGGCGCTCGCGAACAAGATGAACGACCGGAAACTCGACGGCTACCTGGCGGGAGTCCGGGTATCCGACGCCATACAGAAGAGCTTCCGGGCGCCAAACCTGGGGGCGTTGAACGCCTTTCTCGATCGCCGGGAGGCCGGGTTGAACCTCTCAGACCGGGTGTGGCGGGTCACCGATGGGGTACGCGGGCAGATGGATGACCTCATATCGCGGGGCGTCCTTGAGGGCAAGTCGGCAATCGAACTATCGAAGGAATTGAAGGGCTTCGTCAAAGGTCGGCCGATCCGATACGAAGGGACGCTCATCAAGGCAAAGAACCTGAACTTCCAGGCGATCCGGGTCACCGCTACCGAGATGAACATGGCGTTCCGGACGAGCGACTACCTGCAGAACAGTCAACTCCCGTTCGTGACCGGGGTAACCGTGGAACTGTCGCCGGCGCATCCATTCCAGGACATTTGCGACGAGCTGGCGGGCAATTATCCGAAGGGCTTCCAGTTCTCCGGCTGGCACCCGCTTTGCATCTGCTACGCGACGTGGGACACGCTCCCGCGGGATGAGTTCGCCCGGTACATCCAGACGGGGGAGATGGACGCATCCCGTTTCACGACCGCCATCCCGCCGAACGCGCGACAGTACCTGGCGGCGAACGGTAAGCGGCTGGCGGGGTACAGAAACCCGCCGTACTGGCTGCGGGACAACCGGAAATATCTATCGGCGGCATAGGAACCGGTGAAAGGAAAGGAGAGAGTAAAATGATACGCGATCTTGTTTTTGGTTATGCATTTGTGGGATTAGGATTAATTATGATCTGCATGTTTTTACCTATATTTATAGGTATGGATAATGCGCAAGTAATTTTGATGTATATATCGACTATATTCATTGGAATCGGCGGTATATGTATATTCATTTGGGGGTGCTTATTCATAAAAGAGTTCATAATTGATTGGTGGTATGATCACAAAGCGGACCGGGTGATGTTGGTAATGAGGAGAGACCATATCGAAAAGGGAGAGGGTATGAAAAAGAAAATCGGGCGATTCTTATGCCGGATTGGCTTGCATAATTATGATAATAAAAATCTGTATGGGTTCGGCCCGAGTCTCATGCGCAGATGTAAGAGATGCCCCGCAAGACAATGGCAAAATGGACGTACCGGGGAATGGAAGTGAATATTGAGTTGTTCCGTAGGAAAGGGGAGAGCATGAAACTTTTTATAGTACTCGCTAAAGAATATGATTCGCAGAATGGCGTAGATCATATTGTAGGTGCCTTTGAGGATGAAGAAATGGCGCAAAAGATAGCGGACGAATTGACTGCTGAATGGGATAAACGTAAATGCGATAGATGGTGCTATTCATTCAAAGTACTCACCGTCGATGATATTAACGTGCAGTATATCCACTCCACCAAAGAAGTATATCCAGATTGAGGGGTGTCCCATGACAAAACTCGCGTTCATCTGTCAGAAGGGACTGGAGACGTTCATCGAGCCGATCGTGATGGCGTTCGAGCGGGCCGGGGATCACCAGGTGCGCCGGTATTACGTGCAGACCAACCAGGAGGTCATCGCGGCCGTCAAGTGGGCGGACATCGTGTTCCTCGAATGGGCGAATGAGGTCTCAATCCTCGCGACGTCCATCTATGACCTTCGGAAAAAAGGGGTAATCGTCCGGCTGCATTCGTATGAATCATTCACCGATATGCCCGGGCGGATCGACTGGACGGTCATCGATTACCTGGTGTTCGTCGCGCCGCACATCCGGGAGATCGTCAAGCGGCACATCCCGGACATCGAGGACCGGGTATGCACGAAGGTCATCTATAACGGCGTGGACTTCGAGCGGATCGAGCCGAACGAGGTGTTGAGTCCGCATGACATCGCGGTCGTCGCCAATATCGCCGATCACAAGAAGAACCCGCCGCTCATTCTGCAAATCATGGCCGCACTGATCAAGCACGATCCCAGATACCGGCTCCACATCGCCGGGGCACTCAGCGATGAGCGGTACAAGATATACCTGGAACACATGGCGAAGGCAATGGGGATCGCCGACAACATCCTGTACTACGGGTTCATCAAGGATATGGACACGTTCTGGAAGGGCAAGGGCGTGATCCTGTCAACGAGTATCCACGAGGGGCACCCGCTGAACGTCATCGAGGGCGCGGCGCGGGGACTGCGGCCGGTCATCCACAACTTCTACGGTGCGGAGGATATGTATCCGAAGGGATGGCTTTACAACACGGTAGGTGAAGCCGCGGAACTGATCGTTGCCGGGATATCGGTTGAAGATTCTTGCTGCATACGCCAGCATGTCATTGAGCACGGCTGGACATTGGACAACATGGTCGCGCAGATCAGGGAACTCGTGGATCGGCTCGGCGAACCGGCGGAATCACACAAAGAGGAGGAGATAGCAGATGTACCCAGCCAATAAAGTGACTGAAGAGCGTATCCGCGAGATGTCGGTGATCCAACTACGGGCGCTGATCGCGGACGATCCCCGAATGGCGGACCTGATGGACGTGTACGACCGCGGGCGCCTGCAGGAAGAGATTATCCGGTTACGGCAGCCCCGTGAGGAAGAACCGGTCACAGTGCTTGCCGATGAACTACAGGTGGAGCCGCCGTTCCCTATCGACGATGTACCGGTGGCTCATGCCGAACCGGCGCGGGTGCGCACCCGGAAGACGAAACCTCGAGGCCGCAAGTGAGCACGAAGCGGTATATCCTGCTCGGTGCGGCCGGCTTCATCGCCCCGCGGCACATGAAGGCCATCCAGGAGACCGGCGGTGAGCTGGTCGCTGTGGCGGATCCGCACGATTCCGTGGGGATCATCGACCGGTATGCGCCGAATGTCCGGTATTACCGGGACGAACAGCGGTGCATGGCCGAGTTCGAGGGCAAAGCGGACACGGTGGTCATCGCCACACCAAACAGCACACACTTCCGGCTCATCTATGAGGCGCTCGGGCACGGGTACGACGTGATCTGTGAGAAGCCGCTGGTGACTCAGTCACAGGACATCGACTTCCTGAAACAGCGTGAGGAGACCACTGGGAAGCGGGTGTACGCGGTGCTTCAACTGCGGCACCACCGGGGAATACTGACTCTATTTGAAAGACTTTCCGCCTGTTCTCACGGCGACATTGTGGACATCACCTATCACACCCCGCGGGGCTCTTGGTATGAACAGAGTTGGAAGGGTGAGGCATGGCGTTCCGGCGGGCTCGCGATGAATATCGGTATCCACTTCTTCGACTTGTGCCTATGGTTGTTCGGCGGTGAAGGCGGGATGGAGATGCGGTGCGATATACCAACGCACGGGCGAGTCTGCGGCCAATTCGAACTTGAACGGGCATCTGTGCGCTATGACCTGTCGATTGAGTCAGACCGTCCGCTCAAGAAGTTGTTCAGTTTTAATGGGCGGTACATCGACCTCGCCACCGGGTTCGAGGACCTGCATACCGAGGTCTACCGGGCCATCCTCGACGGGCGCGGGTACGGCCTCGACGACGCGGCCCCGGCGATCGCGCTCACGGAACGGATACACCGGATGGCGACGGCGAAGGCTGGTGTACAACCTTGTGTGATGGAGGTAATTCAATGAAACCGTGGACACTCAGTGACAAATTCGGCAACACGCATAAAGACAGCCCAACGGGATTCGGCGGACATGATACCTATACTTGCAAGCGGTGCGGCTACACGTTCGATCTGCATGACAGCGGAACATGGCCGTCAGACATGCCATCACCGGGAGAAATTGCGGAACGGCATATGCTTGAGCACATCGCCATGTTCCACCGAGACGAGATCATGGGGGAAAGCCGCAGGGGAATGTCACCGATGGACGAGACGGGGGCGCTTCTCCCGACCGGGATCGCCGCAGGTGACGACGGTAGAGTCTGGCACTCTCCGCCGCAAGAAGGAGATGGAATCAGACACAAGATGGAGGCCGACCGTGGCTGAGCTGAATGAATATGAACGGGAACTCACCTGCAGGTTATGTGAGATTTCGGAGGCGATTGCGCGTCTTGAATCCTTCCAAGAAGGTGTGATTGAAGATGTGTTTGCAGAACTTGCCGAGGGTCGTGATGGAAGTGGTATATGATGGGTAAACTCGTCAGCATCATCATCCCGGCATACAACGCCGAGGCGTACCTCGTGAAACGTGCCGAGGAAATCGCCGAAGGCGCGGCGTGCCCCGGCATCCTGAAGCCCAGGGATGTCGAGGTGGTGATCGTGAACGATGGCTCCACCGACGGTACATTCGACGAAATGGTGAATACCGGCATCATCTTGCGGCATCACGGATTCGGGTGGTTCGGGCATAGTTTCCGCGAGAACGGCGGGACGTTCGCGGCCGAGGAAATGGGGTTGCGCTGTGCTTCCGGCAAGTATGTGTACTTCCAGGATCAGGACGACCCGTTCCATCCGCATCTTCTCCATGAACTCCTCGAATCCCGGGTCGCCGTGCCCCCGGACATTCACATCGCCGCGCCGACGATGCTCATAGCGAACGAAAAGGTGACTGGGGAACTGTGGCAGAGCGAAACAGGCACGGCTATCGATGCCCTGTATAAGCAATTCAAGGCCCGCCACGGTATCATCAACCGGCGGTCCCTGTTCCGGCGCGATGTCCTCATGCGGGCATACACGGAACTCGCGCTCGCTTTCGCCGAGGCTGGGATCGGCCCCATTAATGCCGTACAGGATTCGGTTGTCATAACCTATCTGCTCGGTTGCGGCGTGTTCACGTCGATCGTCGAGTCGAAAGCGGCGTACTGGTGGACCTGTGACAACCCGGGATCCATGAGCCGGGACGAACCCCGCCGGCAACACGACCTCGCCGTGCTCCATGCAGTCACGGCATACGCCATTGACCGGCTGGAGGTGCATATCGCCATCCCGGACCTCTCCCATTACCTCTCGCTCGTCGATAAGGAGGCTGTGGCGCCATGAACCCAACCGACCAGACGCGGATCGCTGCGTACTACGATGAGTATCTCGACTACCTTAAGCGCGACCACGTGCTGGGGAACAAGCGTCTCTCCCGGGTAAAGGTCAGTCTATCGGCCATCGTCCGGCCCGGCCAATCCATCCTCGACCTCGGCTGCGGGACAGGGATCACGTCGCAATTCATGGGACAACTTGGGGCGACGGTCATGGCAGTGGACATATCCCCGGCACTTATTGAGTTCGCCCGTGAGCATTCGGCGCACCGGAACGTTGAATACCTCGTCGCGGATGTCACGGCGTTGGAATTCGACCGCACGTTTGACGGCATTGTCATGGTGGATGTGTTCGAGCACATTCCGCCCGGCGATATATCTGATCTCCTGGCGGTGATCGCGCGGCACTCCGGCGATAAGACATGGGTGTTCCTGAACATCCCGGACGGCCGATACCAGGCAATGGCGCGCGCGCTCATCCCCCATCGGCTGCAGATCGTGGATGAGAGCTATCATCTTATCCAGTTGCTCTCCATATTCCGGGGCATCGGCTTCGAGGCCGCCAACATCGACATCTACGGGATCGACGTGGCATGCCAGTACAATTCGATCCTGTTCCAGCGCGGGGACAGCATCCGAGAGGCATATAAGACCATGATGAGTCAATATAGCGCCGGGAAGGATGCCGATTGAAATAATGCCGATGGAAAAAGTGATTGACATAGACACAATCATACGGGATGTTTCGCACAGTATGCGGGAATCCGTTGCGACGTGCAAAGATACACTGCCATTTTTCGGCCGCATCACGTTCTGCTTCGAGAGGGGACGGGTAACACACGTTGAGAAACATGAGGTCATCAAGTGAGGGAAGCGGGATAACAGCGAAGTGACATAGAAACATATACATCAGTGTCGGGACAACCGGGCTGGCGCACAGAGTGCGTTCGCCCGGTTTTTTGTTTACGGAGGTGGAAAGATGAAAAAGGTTACACTGATGTTCGCGTTCGTGGTACTGATGCTGGCCTTCGCCCAGATCGGCCATGCGCAACAGCTCCGCGTTGCCGTCACCGACACGCTCACCCTGAGCGCCCCCGGATACACGGCGGCCGTCTGGTGCGGCAGCGGCTTCAACAAGCTCCTCTGGTACTTCAAGATCGCGAGCATCAACACCCGGGTCTCCGTCGCCGTCCAGGTGAAGAAGGGCAATAGCAACTGGACGAACGTGTACGCCGACTCCCTGGTCTACACCGCGAACGGGTCGTATGGCTTGGAATGGGATAATGTCGCGCTCGCCGATTCCGTCCGTTTCCGGTTCATCGCCGAGGCCGGCGGGTCCGCCGCGCTGATCACACAGAATGTCGCTTTGGCAGGAGGTATTTGATGATGCGAAAATTCATGCTGGTATTCGCGGTGCTTGTTGTCGCCCTGGCGTTTCTGTTCGGCGGGGACAGGCGAGTGACGCGGAAACAATGAGGTTGTCCGGGTCCACGATCAACCTTTCGGTGCCTTCGGATGACACCCTGTCTACCGTCCACCAAGAGTTGCAGGCGCTCACGAGTGCGACCGAGGATACTCTTACGGACATCCACTCGGATCTGACCGGCAGGGCTCAAGCCCTTAAAGATACTCTTACAGCCACGCATGCTGATGTGACCGGCCGCGCCCAGGCACTCAAGGATACCCTGACGGCTACCCACGCAGATGTGACGGGGAGAGCGAAGGCGCTTGCGGACACTCTCACCGACGTCCACGAGAAGGTGCAGGCAATATTGATGGATTTATATGCCGGCACAAAAACCGCGACTACCACGGAAGACCTGGCTCAGTCAGCGACGTCTTATACCCTATTCACGGGGACCACGGCGGATGTGATTCTTGAGGGCATATCCCTGCGCAATGCAAACGTGAATTGCTCGGATGACGCCTCGTTTACCGGCATATCAATTCAGACAGACGATGCGACTGTCGCCACATTCATATCTCAGACAGACGGAGTTAAAGCAAACCTCACTGCGGAGGCGACGATCGCCTGGACGGGTTCGGCTGTAATCAAAACAGGCACGATTATCAAACTAACTATCTACGGTGCCGCTGCGGATGCCACATGCGCAGCGGATATCATAGCAACCTATCGGCCGACTGGAACAGGCACAGGGACGCTTGTACCCTAAAGAAACGCGAGAGGAGGAAACGGACATGAAAGCATTCAGAACCATAATTGTGTTTCTACTGCTGTTCTGCACAGTCGCCGGTGTTGCTTCCGGGGATGTGTTCATTAACGGGGTTCTGTCCGAAGAGGCGCAAGTTGTAACCGTGGCGAAAAGCGGTGGAGATTATCTCACTATCGGCGACGCGATCACTTACGCGGTCGCTCAGACACCTTCTGCGAGCAATCTGTATACAATAGCGATCTACCCCGGTGTTTACACGGAAGCCGTAACGATGGCCGCATTCGTCAACGTCAAGGGCGTGGGAACGCGGAACAGCGTCGTTATCTATCAAAGTGATGCTACCGTGGTCACACTTGCTACCAATTCAACGATTGAAAACCTCACTGTCCGATTGGGCGCAACCGGCGACCTCTCCTCCATAATCGATAATGGGGTGGCCTGTGTCGCAACAATAAAAGATGTCATCCTGGAATCGACCTATACCGGTGGGGGTGCATGGAATCCGATCCACATTTCAGGTGACGGGACATATACCATCGACGGCGTGTATATGAGGAAAACCGAGCTACTCGGTGGAGAGGGTGACGACTGTTTTCTCTACGTCGATCACTGTACGGCGACCATCTATGTGACAAACTGCGATATCGACATGCGCGGCACTGCCCCCGACGAGGGCGAGGCCATGAACATGATGTTCCTGATTGTCGGGACGGACGTCGCTACTATTCACTCATCCAATAACAGGTTCGACGGCGATGGCGATGCGGCTCTGTGCTATTTCGAGGCCGGTGGCAGAATGATAAGTAACAATGATGCCAATTTCCTTACTTATCCTAACCAGCTTTTGGGAGGTTCGACTTTAACAGTTACTGACCATGACTTCGCCGGAATTTATACGCTTGATGCGTCAACAGCAACCACAATCGCTCTTGCCGATGCTTATGAGAAGATTGTGACGTTCACCGCCGACATGGAAGAACAGACCAGTAACGGTGCGCACGGAACAGATAATATCACCATCGGCGCAACCGGTACATACAGTATTGACTATCAGTTAGACTTTGAATCTGCCGCTGCCGCCAAGTTTTTTGGGTTCTCTGTTTTTGAGATAACCGCCGTTGCTGCAGGAACCGCTATAACCGGTATTTCCGAGGCAACACCAGGAGTTGTAACTACATCGGCGAATCATGGCCTAACCAACGGCGATAGGGTGAAGATAACCGGTGTCGTTGGCATGGTTGAAGTCAATGATAACGTATACACCATTGCCAACAAGGCAGACAAAACCTTCGAATTAACGGATGACGAAGGTGTTGATATTGCCACTGGCGGTTATACGAGCTGGAGTTCGGGCGGTACAGTTCATCTTGCGACACAGATAGAGGCCGGTTATTCTCGTGCTGGATTTACGAACCAAGATATTCCTCGGACAGCATCCGCCGTTTGTTATGCAACTTTAACCGCAGGCAATACTCTCGAAATGTACGTCAAGGATATAACAGACGATACCGACGGTACTTTGTCGGCCGGACAGTTCAAGATGCAAAGGATTAAGTAATGCCCCTAATGCGGTGTCAGAAAGACGGTAAGCCCGGATGGAAATTTGGGGATTCGGGTTTCTGCTACACATACTCGGGCAATGATAGGGCTGCGGAAGCGGCGGCAAAACTGAAGGCGGCAAAGCAGGGTGCCGCGGAACATATAAATGAGAGGTGAGAAATGTTGTTTGAAAAAGAAATCAAAGCCGCACTGGGAAAAGCAGGGCTGGCAGAGAGCCTGGCAGATCAGATCACGATCAAGACTGTGGACGAGATTGAGGGCGCAATATTGGCACTCAAGACGGACACTGACAGGTTGAAGGGAATGAGCGAAAGCGAGTTTCTGGCAGCGATAAAAAGTGCGGGACTGGACGATTCACTCAAAGGTTATGTTCAGAGGGAATTCGACAGGCGCGTAACTGATGCCATACAGAAACACGACGAGAAGCTCAAAAAAGCGGCTGAAGACGCCGCGAAGAAGAAGGACGATGACAAGGCGAAGGAAACCATGACGGAAGAGCAGAAACGTATCCAGTCGCTTGAGGAAGCCAACAAGGCGCTCGCCGAGAGACTTGACGGCCTCAGCACCACCATCACCACGGGCAACATGGATGCTAAACTTCGCGCGGAACTGAAGAAATCAGGATTGAGCGAGGAATTCTCCGCATACGTCACGGTGACCGATCCCGAAAAGGTCGCGGATGCGGTATCGGATTTCAAGGCGAAACTCGATGCGCATCAGCAGACCGTCATCGACAAGAAGCTCGAAGCGGGCGAATTCGCCCCGGTGAAGAAGGGTGGCGCCGGCCAGACCGTCGAGGAGAGCAATATCGCCGAATACGCGAAGTCTCTCGGCAAAGGCGGTGCCGTCAAAAACCCTGATTTCCTCGGCAAGATTTCGTCCGCCGAACCGGTAACAGCAGACACAAAGGGGTAACATGATATGTCTCTGCAATGCATCAAACAAACAGAGACGCAGTACAATCCCGTGTTTCTCAAGATACTGGAGGATGTCGTGGGCGGGGTAACGATCCGAACGGCTCGAATCCCGACTACGACAAAGTTCCTCCGGCCCGGGACACCGCTGAAAGCCGATACCACTTCGGTCGGTCTCTACGACATTGTGAAGACCGCGAAACTGAAGAGGACCCTCGGCACATCGGCCTGCGTCACGATCTACGTCTACAGTTCCAGCTTGCCAAATGCGCCCGGCCATGAATTCAAGGTCGGCGAATGGATCATGATCGACAGCACCGGTTCCGCCGCGACGATCGCCTCGATCACCATCGGCGCGAAAACCAACGGCGTCGGAACGGACATCATCTACCTGACGGCTGGCGGCGGCGGCCTGAATGCTACGGCCATTACCGGCACGATTCTCCAGGAAGCCGATAACGATGTCACCACGGCGGCGGCTCCGCTTCATCTGGCGAGCTGCCTGCTCCGTGATGCCGTCCGGGTGCGCCTTGAATCCGGGTACACCCTGCAGAACATCATGGCCGGTGCGGTCGTGCGCGGTACGGTGGATGAGTCCATCCTGCCGTATGCCATGCCCACCGAAGCCGTAAAGACACCCTTGACCGCGCGGATTCGATTCGTCTAAGGAGGTGAGCCTCGATGGAACGTTCCATTCTCAAAGAATCTTCCAACAAGAATCTTGAGGTTTTCCTCAAGAATCGCGTGTACGAAAAGCTGTACTATCCTGATTTCTTCCCTATCAAGAGGGTCAACTCGCTCTCCTATGAGACGCTGATTGGCAGCAGGGGGAACCGTGTCGCCGCCGACGTGGTGACATTCAATTCCAGCGCCCCGGAGAAGACCCGCAAGGTCATTTCCCGGCTCACCGGTGAAATCCCGCCCATCAGGATGAAGAAAATCATGAAGGAAACTGACCTGAATGATTACAACGTCCTGAAGGCGATGGGTAACGCCGACTTGCAGCAACTCCTCGGCCTGGTATTCGGCGATGTCGATGCCTGTGTTGACGGCGTGAATGCCCGGCTCGAATGGCTCGCAATCCAAGCGTTGGCCGGCGGTACGATCACACTGTCTACGACCAATAGTGCGGGCGTAATCACCCAGGCGGCGATCGACTTCCAACTCCCCGCAGCGAACAAAGAGGTTTGTTCCGCTGCCGATCAGTACTGGACGACCGCCGCCTATTCGACCAATTCGCCCATCTCCAACATCGAGACGATCATCGCCGAGGCGAAGGCTGCCGGTTCGGGCATCAAGCACATCGTGATGAACCGGTCGAAGTGGATCGCGTTCCGGACCTCAACGCAGGTGCAGAACTACACCAGTGCGAGCTTTGTTTCCGGCTCGTGGGTGAAGTTGGCGCCGACGCTCGCCCAGGTCAACGATATGCTGAGGGACCAGGGTCTTCCGGACATCATCGTGGTGGACACCGTGGTGGACATCGAGACCGAGGCCCACACCATCACGTCGTATGACCCGTGGCTCAACTCTTCCAGCGCCGACAGATACGTGCTCTTCTGCCCGGAACTGCCGCTCGGCAACACGCTGGTCGGCCCGATAGCGATGGAAACGAACCCTCCGAAGCAATGCACGATGGCCAAGAAGGGCCACATCCTGGTCAGCAAGTGGTCCGACGTGGATCCGATCGCCGAATACACGATGGGCGAGACCAACGCCTTCATCTCGTGGCCGACGATCGACTCCTGCTGGATACTCGACACGGAGAGCCATTCCACATATGGGGTGTAAGGCATGACGATACTCGAAGCACTCCAGGCGATGTTGGAGTACGAGAACGACAACCTGCTGGCGAAAGCGTTGACGGATAACGGAGCAACCAGCACGGCGACGTACACGTCGGCGGATGAACGAGCGGTCGATCTGGCCGCGGCCGACATCTATCTCGTGCTCTGCAGTCATCCCGAATTCAGGGAGGGCTCGAAGTACGTGAATTACGCCAAAGGTGCGCTCATGTCGCTGGCAAGGGAACTGATGCGGAAGCATGGGGTCCTGCCGACGACAATCGGCGCACCGGTGGACTCAAGTTACCAGAAAATATGGTGAGGCGGATGGTCAGCAAATATCCACATACGGCGACCATATCATGGCTAAGTGCCGGGACCACGAACTCCATCGGGGTCTGGACTCCCGGCACCCTCACCAGTCTCGCCATCACCTGTGACATGCAGCCGGTGAGCGGCCGGTACGTGGTAGGGGAAGGCGGCGCGGTATTGAACTACAACTGGAACGGCTTTGCCGAACGATTTTCTGGCGATACGAGCATTCCGAATACCGCGAAATTGACCTTTGCCAGCGTTGACTACATCATCGTGCAACTGTTCGCGTACCAGAAACACGTGGAGATGAAATGCCAGGACTGATACCTGAGTTCACGATGGGGGACATTAACCGCCGGATCGACAAGTTCCACCAGGCGAAAGTCAGGAAATGTTTCGAGGTACTGTCCTACGTCGGGATCGAGTGTGTCAAGTTCGCGAAAAAGCACCACGGGTATATGGACCAGACGGGTAATCTGACGAGTTCCATCGGATACGCCGTGATCTACGACGGTGAGATCAAGAAGTCCATGATGATGCATGAAACCGGCGCGGCGCTTGTCGATCAATTGGCGAGGCAATATCCGAAGGGCATGGTGCTCGTGGTGGTCGCCGGCATGGAGTACGCGGCGGCGGTAGAGTCGAAGGGCTACGATGTCATCACCGGCAGCTCACAGGAAGGCGAGCAGTTGATGGCGTTCATGCGCGAAAAGCTCGGGGCGGTATTCGTATGAAAACGACGTTCGATGTCCTTGACGTGATATTCAAGGTCGTCAATGTGACGGCGGTCAAGGCGACGCTCACCGGGAAAGTCTACCGGAATGCGCGGCCCGTGGATTTGGTCACGCGGGACATCGTTGTCGTGGCGCTACCGATCTCCGGGGGCAAGGACATCGACGTACAGTTGTGTACGGTCATCCTGAATTGTTTCGCCAAGGATCTTGCGCCCGGCAGACCGGACGATACGAACCTGGACACAATGACCGCCGCGGTGATCGCCGTCCTGGAAGCATACGCCTCCACGACATCCTACATGGACCTTGAAATCAATAGTCAGGGGGTCATAGAGGACATCGACCAGGCGGGAATCAGCTATTCGTCTATCCGCGTAAACTGCACCATACAATTCAACACATGAAAAGAGGTGAAACAATATGAGCGATATACGTTCCAACATCCGGCTCGTGGGGCTGGCATCCCTCCAGTTTGCGAATGTCCGGTCCACAGGTTCCTTTCCGGCCACGGCGGCCTCGTTCAGCACGATCGGCAACGTCATGCCGGGCTCAGCGCATTTCGTCGTTGAGGTACCGGACGTGACTGATCTTTTCGTCGAGGAGGAGGATACGCCGGATATTCAGCTTTTTGGCCCGAGCAAGAAGTTCATTGAGTTCGCCGTTCGCGACATGGGGACGAAGACCCTCATCGCGGCGTTCGGCGGGGCCGCTGTGACGACCGTTTACAGTTTCCCGGTCACGTCTACGATTTACAGGGAGCAGGCGGTCAAGGCGGTGTCGAAGGTCATCAACGGGAAGAGTCTGACGTTCAAGATCCCCAGGGCCTCGATCGCGACCGGTGGTGATTTAAGGTTCGCTCGCAATGAGAGCGGGCAGATCACCTTCGCGTGCAACGTGCTCATGCCGAACAGTTCAACGGCGATCTCCCCCTGCACGATCACGCAGACGACCTAACCGGGAAAAGTCGGCATGAAACGTAAGCAGGAGAAACCGAAACCCAAAGAGGAGAAAATACCGGTTCATGCCCCGGTGGCAAAGGAACCGGTGCCGGCCGAGAAGTACCGGCATTTCACGAAGCACTGATACGGGGAGTCCTCGTTCACGGCATACGGGCCGTTTCCCTCTCCTTTCCGGCCTCATAGAGGACGAGGGCTCTCCACAAAAAGGAGAAACAGAGCATGGATGAGATACTCACCAAGGCCAAACCTGATATCGCCCCCGATATCGTGCGGACGATCCTCCAGGATGGCGTCGATTTCGAGGTGACAGCGGGACTCGGCACGCTCTTGCGGCGCCTGAAACTCACCCCGGCGAGCCGCACGTTCATCATCTACCCGATCAACCTCGGCACCCTGTTCAACATCTCGAAGGTCATCCTCACCATGACGGAGATCGAATCTCTCGAAGGCGAGGATCTATTCGCCGTCGGGATACGGAATATCACCGAGAACAAGGACAAGATGCTTGAGGTCGTGGCGCTCGCGATCCTGAACCGGCGGATATCGACGCCTTGGGTGCGGCTCCGGAAGTGGATGCTCAAGCGATATCTCGACGCCAACCTTGACCCGCGCGAACTGCTGAAATTGGCGAGTCTCGTCATAGCGCAGATGGACGTGACCGATTTTTTGGCGTCTTTCGTCTCGATCAAGCGACTAAATCTGGTCGAGGCGAAGCGGGTGGCAACGGTCTCGTAAATTATTGGGAGATTATCGGCGGCCTCGTGAAGTATTTCAGGTTCACGGTGTACGACATTATGTGGAAGTATTCATGGAAGAATCTGACGATGTACATGCTGTCGATACCAAAATATGAACCGGGACACGAAGGCCGCGAGATAGAGGACATATCCGAATTGGGGGACCTGCTGTGACGATAGACGAGAATGTGAAATTGAGTATCTGCATGATCGTGAAGGATGAGGAGGCGAACCTGAAACGCTGCCTCGATTCCTTCCTGCCGATCATTCACGAACCGTGGTGCGAATTGGTGATCGTCGATACGGGGAGCACCGACAGGACTGTCGAGGTCGCCCGCGGATACACCGACAAGGTATTCGAGCAGACATTCATCCCCTGGGACTTCTCCGCCGCCAGGAATTACGGCATCGAGCGGGCGGTCGGTCGGCGCATCATGATCGTGGATGCCGACGAGGAACTCGACCAGAAGAGTTTGTACCTCCTCGAAGACGCCTTGCTCAACCCCCGGTACGACGGCATCAAGACCCTGTTTGTCAAGCTCCGGAACTTCTATACGATTCAAACGAACGAGTTCGCCGAGGTCATCCAGGCCCGGATATTCGAGAATACCGGCGGCCCACTGTACCAGTTCTCCATCCACAACCGGCCCCGCGTTGACGCGCCGTATATGTTCCTCGACAAGGTGATCTTCAATCACTACGGGTATGTGTTCCAGAAAACCGACCTGTTCCTGCAGAAAAAAGAACGGTCGCTGCCGATGCTCGAAGCCGAATACACGAAGAATCCGGACGATCTGCACATCCTGACGCATATCATCAAGACCTACTACGCCTGCGGGGACCATGAGCAGGTTGTGGCAAAGGGCGAGCGGTGGATCGAACTCATGCGGGGCGTGGACTTTCACGACGGGTGGTTCGCGTACCTGGAAGTGTTCGCGAACATCCTCGGCTCGTATGTCCAGCTTCGGGACGGCGAGAACGCGGAACGGGTGTTGGCTGAGGCCCTGAAGTACACGAACAAACTGATTTCCCTCTACATGTTGCTCGGGCAGTTTTACCTCGATGCGAAGAACGTTGAGCGGGCGCGGGAACTGTTCGAGGAGGCGTATCTGATCTACAATCAGGATAGCGACCCCTATGAGTTGCTCTGCTCGACGAATTCGGCGTTTATCATGCCAGGAATACTGAACTACTTGTCGATACTTGAGTTCGCGGATGGCAACTACGACAAAGCCGGGAAATATGTCAACGAGGGCATACGGTTGAATGAGAACCGGTTACCGCTCCGGTGGGACGTGTGGAATGAAGGTTTCGCGCACGGGCGGCTGATCAAGAACGAGAATATGCGGAAAAGGGCCGGGTGATATAGATGGGGCTGAACGTCAGAGGAAGCGATTCACTGTATTGGAAAACCGGGCTTGATACCGGTGGACTTGACCGCGACACGGCCAAGGCCAAGGGTATCCTCGCCGGATTCGCCCGCCAGATAACCGCGCTTGACGTGTTCGCCGCAATATCTGTCGGCGCCGCTTACCACGCGAAGAAAGCAATAAAGGAAATAACATTGCTCGCCGCCCGGTATGAGACCCTCGGCGTGGTGATGCGCACCGTGGGGAACAACGCCGGGTATTCCGGTGAGCAGATGGAAGGTTTCGCCAAGAGTCTCGAGGAAACCGGCATCTCCATACTCGAATCGCGACAATCGCTTCTCCGCATGATTCAGGCACAACTCGATCTCACGAAAGCATCAGAACTCGCTCGGGTCGCCCAGGATGCGGCGGTCATCGGCAATATCAATTCCTCCGAAGCGTTCCAGCGGATGGTATACGGAATCCAGTCCGGACAGGTGGAAATCCTGCGGACAATCGGCCTGAACGTCAATTTCGAAAACAGCTATCAGCGGGTGGCGAAAGCTACCAATCGCACGGCTTTGGAATTGGGTGAGGCAGAGAAAGCTCAAATCCGCATGAATGTTGTCATGGAGGCCGGTGAGCGGATCGCCGGGACATACGAGGCCGCGATGGGAACGGCCGGGAAACAGTTGCTTTCGCTTGAGCGGCACGTCGAGAACCTCAAGGTGCTGACTGGCCGATTATTCACCCCGGTACTCGCAGAGGCCGTCGAGGGTATCACCAATGGGATTATTGACCTGAACGCTGAACTTGTGACGAATGAGGAAAAAGTAGCCGAGTGGGGAACCAATTTCCGGCTTGGCCTGATTAGCATTGAGGCGGAAATTATGCGGCTTGCGATGCTGATCGACAAGATCGGCGGCACTATCAGCACAATGGCTGCGATGTTTGCCATGATACCGAGCATGATTCCCCATGTACCCGGCACCTTAGTAGGAGCATTGGCTGAAGCGGGCAAAGAGGCGGCGCAAGATTGGATCGAATTCAATCGGCAACTGGAATCCCGATACACGGCAACCGAAAAAGCGCTGGAAGCACTCGCACAGAGGTACATAGAACTCGAGGCATCGAAAACTGATGCCGTCAAGAAACGGGCGAAGGCTGAACAGGACGCTGCGGAAGAGGCGAGACTGGCGGCGGTGAAAGCAACCGCAGCGGGAGTGCCACTGACACCGGTAGGCGGCCCCATCGTATTCGGTCCCGCCGCCGAAGCGGCATTCAAGCGATACATGGAAGACGAGAAAAATCGCCGCGAATGGATCAAGCAGCAGGACGCCGAATACAAGGAATGGGTGCTCAGCTCAAACAAGGACCTCCTTGCCGCCAGGATAGCCAGCATTGAAACCGAGATGGCGCAGTACACCGAGGAGCAGAATTTCAAGATGGGGCTGATTGATGAATTGAAGCTGCGGAGGGAGCAGTTCCATGAGTTCGAGGTGGACGAAAACCGGGCGGCGCTTGACCAGATCATGAAGGACACGCGGGGCTGGGGCAAGAAGAGCCTTGAAGTGTACGCGCAATTCCTGAAGGAGCAGGCGGCGCTGTATGAAGGCAATGAGGCCATGCAGGAGGCGATCCTGGAGCGGTACGCCGAGACGATGCAAAAGGTGTACGACGCCGAAATCAGGAAGATTCGGGAAGTCGGGGACGCGCTCTCCTCGCTTGGTGATCTGATTGGTCAGTTCGATACGGACCTCGGTTCATCTGTCCAGCAGGTGGCCGCGATGGCGAATGATGTTGCAGGCATGGTGGAGGGATTCGCTACCGGGAATTGGTTACAAGCAGGCACGTCCGGGGCTGACCTGTTGACGAAATTCATCAGTTATTTCGACAAGTCCGAGGAGCGGGCGCGACAGGCGCAGATGAAGAATCAGGCCCTTGCCCGATGGATCAGCGACCAGAGAACCTTCATCAATGATATGGGGAACACCGTCAAGGCATATACCCAGGCGATAGAGACGTTGACTCAACTATCCAAGACAGGACGAGACCCGATATTGGGGGTCCTGTCCCCGGATGAACTCCTGGAAGTGCGGCGAACGCTGAAGAGCATCGAGGACGACTACCGGCAGATGCTCACCGGCACGACCGCCGATTCCATAGCCGACGCCATCACCGCGGGGTTCCGGGAAGGTCTCGACTCAGCAACCGTGTTCGCCGACACGTTCGAAGACCTGATGCAGAACGCAATCATCAATTCATTCAAGGCCCGGATTGTCAAAGACTACCTCGAAAAGTTTTACGATGCGTTCGCTGGATATGCAGAGGGTGGTCTGGATCAGGGGGAAATTGATAAGCTTCGGACTATCATGCTGGGCGGCCAAATCACCGTGCCCTGGGGCGGCCCTACAATTACTGTCAAAGGGATCATGGAGAGCATAGGCGAGGAGTGGGCAGTCCTTCAGGACCTCCTCGAAAGTGCCGGTATCGGCCTCCCTGGTGCGGCTGCCGTCACCCCAAAGGGCCTCGCGGGCGCGATTGCGGGCGTAACTGAGCAGACGGCCGGGTTGCTCGCCGGCCAGTTCGGCGCCGTCCGGATCAATATCGTCGAACACCTGAACGTGACGAAGCAGATGCGGGATTACACGTCGGTCATCATGAGCACCGGGCTCGACAATCTGCGGGCGAACCAGGAGACGGCGGTCAACACGCGATACCTGAAGAGAATCGACGAACGACTGGCGGTCATGAGCCGGGACGCGACAGTCCGGGCGATCGGCGCCGGGATGCTGCACTGACGGCGGGAGTGTGACATGTACTACCCTCTCAGCGGCTACAAGATCGACGGGTACGACCTATACGGGTACTGGAAGATCACGGTCAAACGTATCACCGGCATGGACGCCTTCCTGACCCGTAAGGGTGATGTCTCACAGTCGTGGCCGGACTCCGACGGCGAGGAGGCGTTCACGAACGCGACTGACATTTGGTTCGAGGGCACCGACATCATCATGTTCTGCTACATCACCGCGGACACATTCGCGGAATTGCGGAGTCTTCTGGCATTGTTCAAGCACCGGCTCGAACTGTCCGGGTTGCGCCTGTTGCGGACGCCCTACCTGTCCATAACGACATCGGTCATGTATATCAAGGGAGGCGACGTGGAGATGCTCACGCCGAAATCGACTGCAAATAAATATGTCGGCGAGTTCTGGGTTCAGTTCCGGAAGCCGACGCCTGTAAGGAGCTGATACCATGGGTAAACTATCGGATTATGCCGAGAACGAGGTGCTCGATCACATCCTGAAAGTCGGGGCATTCAACCGCCCGGCCGCGCTGTTTCTCGGGTTATGCACGGGCGATCCGCTCGATGCGGGGACAGGTGGTACGATCACCGAACCGAGCGATGCGGCGTATGCCCGGCAATCCTGCGATGATTGGGATGCGGCGGCATCACGGGCGACGGCGAACTCGACCTCGATCGCGTTCCCGGAATGCACCGAGGATTGGGATCCCATCACGCACTTTGCCATTCTCGACACGGTGACGCTGGCGACCGGGAATATCATCGCATACGGGCCGGTGACGCCGAACAAAACATTCTACTCCGGGAACACACCGAACGTGGCGCTGGGTGAACTCGACGTGTCGGTTGACGCCGCCGGGATGAGCGATTACCTGGCGAACGCCATCCTCGATCACCTGCTGGCGGACACGCCGTATGCGCAGCCGGGGAGCATCTTCATCGCCCTCTGCACGGCGACCGTACTGGACAACGATACCGGCAGCACGATCTCCGAGCCCGGCGAGAACTACGCCCGCATTCAACACGACGGGTGGAAGATCGCGGCGGCGGGCGCGAGCTCGAACAGCGGCACCATCGTATTCCCTGCGGCAACCGGCGGCACTTGGGGGACAATCACGCACTTCGGGTTGTGCGATACGCTCACGACCGGGAACCTGCTCATACACGCGGCGCTGAACACCGAGCAGCCGGTGGAACTCAGCGATGTCGCGCAGTGGGCCGACGGCACCATGATTGTGACGGCGGATTAACGGGGATATTATGGCAAATCGAGACATGGCCGGACAGGCCAATATCGCCTTCGATGCGGCGATGGAGATGTACCGGGGCCGCAACATGGCGGGGCGGGCGGACATCACCTTCGATGCGGCGGCCTCACTGTACGCCGTTCGTAATATGGCGGGTCAGGCCAATATAGGATTCAACGATATATGGGATGACGCCGATTGGGGCGTGACGGCCCTGCTCGACGCGCCGTTGACCGAGGCGAGTTATGATGCGGGGACAAAGATATTCACTGACCTCTCGTCCTATGCCCGTACACTGACAAGCGCGAACGCAGCGGCATTCAACACACTTGCCAGTGGCCTGACGATGATGAATTTCAACGGAACAACTGATTTAGTCGATGCTGGCGTGGATATGATAGGCACGGGCGACGTGACGGTCGAGGCGTGGGCACGATGGGAAAGTACAGGTGAGGGAGGGAACGGAATACTATTGTGCAACAATAAGTTTTTCTTGGGCAACAATTATCAGTTGAGACTCGCAGTAACGAGGAATTTGTATGGGAGTGTTGCGGTAGGACCTATACCAAGTGTGCAATTAAATATATGGTATCACATTGTAGTCACCAGCACAGCAGCAGGTGTCACGAATATCTACCTCAATGGAGCACTATTAGGTGCAGCAGATCAAGATGCGGGAACACCACAAGCAGCAATTCAAGATTTGTTTATAGGTAATCGTAGTGGTGCTGCATCAAATACTTTTGACGGCGACATATCCGGTGTGCGGGTATACGACGGCATCCCCAGTGAACCGGCAGCATTCGCACGCGCCCGGTACATCTATGATTTGCCTCGGTATAACACCAGCATTTTCCTCGATCGCGTTCTCAGGATGTGGGCCAACCGAGGGATGGCCGGCCAAGCCGACATCTCCCTGGACGCCCTTATGGCTATGTATGCCGAACGCGCCATGACCGGGCAGGCCGACATAGAGTTCACCCCGTACCTGTTCATGGGGATCGACGGGGATACCGGCCTGATTACGAGGTATTAAGATGCGGATGAATGTATACAGGAATGTCTCGGTAATCGCCCATTTCAACATCGATGAGCGGACGCTGTTCGTGCAACGCTTCCTCGGCGAGAACTACATCCATGCCGAGACGACCGTCCGGGAACCGCTCGACATCACCATCGGCGACTACGCGCGGTACAACGGCATCCGGTACTACGTCAACACCCTCCCCGACGTGACCAAGAACGCCACAAACCAGTACGTCTACACGCTCACCTTCGAATCCGAATACTACGATTTCGCCAAGGTCCAATACCGCAGCGACGGCCAGGGCGACTTCTACCTGATGGGCGACCTCGAACTCTTCCTTGACCTGCTTGTCGAGAACATGAACCGCGTCTACGGCGCTGGCGTGTGGACGAAGGGGACCTGCACGCAGACGAACGAGGAATATAAGCTTCTGAAATTCGAGGCCGAGAACTGCCGACAGGCGATCCAGCGGCTCTGCACTGAATTCAGCGGCGAGTTCTCGTTCGCCCAAAAGGTGATCTCATTCTCCGACGAACAGACCACCGATACCGGCCTGACGTTCCTGTACAAAACGGGGCTTCGGAACATCCAGCGCCGCCCGATCGAATCCGGGAACATCATCACCCGGCTGTACGCATACGGCTCCTCCCGGAACCTGGGCTCGTCATACGGCAAGCTCCGGCTCGAACTGAACACCGGCGGCGTGGACTACATCGAGAGCAACACGGCGACCTACGGCACCATCGAGGGTGCGGTGATCTTCGACGACGTGTTCCCGCGGCGCACCGGGACCGTCTCGTCCGCGGCAAGCAATGTCCTGTTCATCGACGGACCGCCGCCGGGCGGCATAGATTTCAACGTCAATACCTATCTCATCCCCGACGTGACGGCGAAGGTGAACTTCCTGACGGGGGACTGCGCCGGGTACACATTCGACATCGCCAGTTTCAACAACACGACACATGAATTCGAAATCATCCCGGTTACGCTTGAGGACGGCTCGGTCATGCCGAACGACGACCTTAATCCGGCGGCGACCGACACCTACGTCCTCATCGACATCACCATGCCCGCCGAATACATCGCCGCCGCCGAAGCCGAACTCCTGGCGTTGGCGGAAACCTACATCGCGAAATACGATCACCCCCGGGTCGCGTACCAGCTCACCCCAGACTGGCGGTACCTGAAGGCCCGCAGCGTGAACCTCACCATCGGGGATACGATCACCATTGAGGACACAGACCTCGGCGTGGACGTGAAGGTCCGGATAACCGAACTCTCACAGCAGGTGATACAGCCGTACAAGTACACGTTGTCGCTCACCGATCAAGTGGAATATGCGGTATCCGGCCAGGCGCAGATCATTTTGGGTACATACAAGACCGCCGGGGATTCGGCCGGCAAGATCGCCGCTTCGCCGGTCGTCCGGGACATCGGGAGATCACGCCGGAACTGGCGGGACACGGAAGAACTGCGATCGATGGTATTCGATCCCGACGACGGCTACTTTGACCCCGTGAATGTCAAACCGCTCTCCATCGAGACAACGATGCTCGCCGCCGGATCGAAGAGCGGCAACTTCCAGCTCTCCGGGGTACAGGTTAAGCCGAACTACCTCGGAAACAACAATAAACTCTCCATCACCGGCGGGACGCTCGTCCACATGGCGATCGACACGTCCGGTGAAGACGAGATCGGGACATGGACGCTGGTCGCGAACCCGGATTACGAGGCGGGCGGGCTGACGACCGAGACGGCGTACTACCTGTACGCGAAATGCCACAAGACGAACTACACGGACGGCGATAACCAGGTGATCGTCACCAGCACGGCGTACCAGGCCGATCAGACGACACACTGGTACTTCCTCGTCGGGATCCTCCACAGCACGACCGGGAGCGTCCCGCGCGGCCTGTCGCTCACCTACGGCCAGACGCTCATCAACGGCGGGTTCGTCACCACCGGGAAGGTCCAGAGCGCGAACGGCAACACATACTTAGACCTCGACAACAATACGCTGGTGATTGCGAGCGGTGCGGGGACAATCGCCGGGACGAATATAACATCCCTTGAGGACGGTGCGACGGCGGGCGCGACGTGGGGAGAGGACGTGGCGAGCATCCCGGCGCGGCTCACCGAGGACGACACGCCCGAGGCGACCGGCGTTTACATCACCCCCAATTACATCGGGTTCTACGATTTGGGGGCCGAAGGTTGGCCGGTGCGGATCAAGAACAACGCGGGGTCCGGGGAATTTTTTGTCGGCGAAGCAACTAAATACGTGTCGTATACCGCAGCGGAAGGGTTAATAGTTCGCGGGAAGCTGACGGCGAGTGACATCCAAGCGGGCGGGACAATCACCGGGAATACATTACAGACCGATACCGGCGCGGCGGAGGGGCATTACAAGCGGATGACGGTTAGCGGCGCGAACAATAATATCACCATCCATGATGCTGATAATTTACTCGCCATGACGATTGACGACAACATATTCGGTGCAGAAACGAGTCCGGGGATACTGTGTGATAGTGCAAGTGGTGGCGGGTTGCGATTCCGGGTTGATGCGGAGAATGTATGTACTCTCCGCGAAAATTACTTTGAAATGGTAAGTGACTCAATCAGTTACATCATGAAATTGACGCGAAAGGGACAGGCATCAGAAGGTGATGCAATCATAAATCTTTACATGGATAATGGGTTGATTGGAGACGCATTATGGTTCAAATATAACAATATTGAAAAGTTCGCCGTCGATTATCAAGGTAACGTACGGGTGGCCGGTACTGTTGACTTGGTAGATATTGCAGCACATACACACACGGGAGAGAATAGTGGTGGCCAGGTGCCGTATACTTCATTGGGCAGTATACCGTCTACATTTGCCTCGACCAATCATAACCTCGTGGACACGACACATCATCCAGTTGCCGGGTTGACCACCGGTCATTTCCTCAAGGCGACCGGGACAGCTACCTATGGATTCGCCGCGCACGGTCTGAGTGCCGCTGATGTCGGGGCCGAGGCGTCCGGTGCCGTTGCCACCCATGCCGCCCTGCTCACCGGCGTTCACGGTCTCGCCATCACCGCCGGGAAAACCCTCACCGTACAGGATAACGTCACCATCACCGGGGCGCTCGGGACCGCCGCATATGCCGCCACCGGGGACTTCGAGGCGGCCATTGGTGTGGGCAGACTCGCATTGAATAAAATAGCCGGGAAAGGTGCAGGGGTAGATTACATCATGAAATGGTCTATAGATACCGGGGCATACTGGAGCGCAACATGATAACGACAAACAAAGGGCGGCGGTCCTTCCTGTTGGCACTTGGTGCCGGGGCCGTGAGTCTGGTGGGTTTCGCGATGGGTTTCAGTGCCATTGGCGCAAGCATCGGCAATAATCTCACCGGTATACAGCCCGGCATGATACTCAGATGGTCGGAAAACACCGGGGCATACTGGGCGTAAAGGAGCAGTCATGAAAACCACAGACGAGATCACCCTCACCATCAAGATATTCGAGGGAGAACTTCAGAACGCCGCGAACGAGCGGAACTTCTGCATCCGCCAGGCCGAACAGCTTGCGGCGCGGATCAATTACCTGTCGGGCAAGATCGACGCGCTGAAGGAACTGACAGTGGAACCGCCGGACGTACCGGCTAAACCGGCCAAGGGGCCAAAAGAAAAGAGGCCATGATGGAACTGCTGCAACTCATCCCATACGGGACGCCGGTCCTCGTGCTCGGCATGATTGTTTTCCTCGTCCGCATTGACGGCTTGGTGCGCGATCTTCGCGAGGACGTTCGCAGCATGAAGGATAACGTCGTATACCGGGACACATGCGACGTGACACATCGGGCCACGGACCGCCGTCTTGAACGGCTGGAGCATTGTGCGAACGGGGCGAAACGGTGATGCGGACGCTCGATCTGATACGGTTGGAAGAGACACAGGAGCACGGGACATTCGGGGCGCTCAAGATAGACGACGTGCTGTTCAGCTGGACGCTGGAGCCGCCGGACCTCGGGAACGTGCGGAAGCGGTCCTGCATCCCGGTTGGGACCTATCTGTGCCGCCGGTATTCGAGTAAGGCATACCCGGATACATTCGAGGTGACGGGCGTTCCGGGGCGGACGGCGATCCTATTCCATTCGGGTAATACGGATGACGATACGGCCGGGTGCATCCTGCTCGGGGACACGCTCGGGAAGCTCAAGGGCAACCGGGCAATCCTGAACAGCGGGCAGACCTTCCGGCGGTTCCTGGGCGAACTGGCGAGCGAGGATGAGGCAATATTGAAGGTGCGGACATGCTGATCCTAACGATCCTGACCGCGCTCGCCCGCGGACTGCGTGAGGGCATCGTTATGTGTCAACCAGGCCCGCGTGAGCATGTGGCGTTCTGGTCGTACCACGCGCTCGACTGCGCGGTCCTTGCTGGTATCGCAGCATTGGCCGTGCAGATCATCCGCCGCCGCCCGCGCTGGCCGTTCATCCTCGGACTGGCCGTCGCCGCATGGGAAGCATTCGAGGTCGGGTACGCCGTCTCTCGCGGCCTGTACGGGTATGAGCACATCGTTTTCGCTGACATCATATCGGTCACACTCACCGGCTGGCACGTCTATGCGCTTCACACTGCACGGGCTGTCGCCGCCGGAATACTACTCTACTTCGGGAGGTCAAGATGAGACGTACATGGATTATCACGTTCGCGCTGGTGCTGCTGGCTGCTACGGCGGCACAGGCGTTTGGTTTTGGCGATGTCAAGGCGTGGCTCAGTAGTACAGCCGTCGCGCTGTTGCTGACGGCCATTCTCGCAATCGGCGTCGTCGGGGCGTTCGTCGCCCGGTACACCGCCATCGTCGGGGCGTTCGGGTGGTTGCTCGTCGAACTCGACAACGCGGCGAGCGACAAGAAAATCACAAAGGAAGAACTCGCCACGCTCAAAGCGAAATGGACGGCCGTGCGGGATGCGGTCAAGGCCGCGAAAAATGGCTGACGATCCGAAACAGGACAACCGGCCTTGGTGGGCGCTGGCGCGTGTCCAGGGCCTTGTTGTCATGGCGGCCGGGATCGCCATGCTGTTCAACCCGGTCACGGCTCCACATGCCGGTACGGTTATCGCCGTGGGCGCGGGATGGGCGACGGGCGGCACGGCATCCAAGCTCGCCCGGAAGATCATCAAATAGGAGTGAACCATGCCCTGGATAGACGAAAACCGAACGAACACCGGGTCACCGACCAAGCTGGTGATGGATGCAATTACCCCTCCTGATTGGATCGCGACGGGGGGGTACACATCATGCCCGCCGGCGGAAGTGATGGACCCGGAAGGAGCGGGCCCGGCGGACGAACCTGTAAGCGATCCTTACAAGTTCACAGTGGAGGCGACGTTCGACACCCGTTATGCGCGGCTGCGGGCCGTACTTGACGCGGCGTTCAAGCAGGCGGCGGAAGGCAAGGGCGAGGAACGGCATGGAGACTCGGAACCCTTCGAGCGGCAACTGTCATGCCGAATCAACAGGCGGCGGCACGGGTTCGCGCTCGGGCAGGCCGAGAAGAAGATAGACGAATCCGACCGCCTGCCCACCGATGCTCGAATCCGTGAACTTCTCGGGGCAATCAATTTCATCGCCATCGAGATCATCACGCTCGAGGACGAAACCCAGGCGGCGGGGTAAGGGATGTCCGGCAAGCCGCAGTATACGGACGATGAAATACTGGCGCAATTCCGGGCGAACCTCGACGCGCTCGGCCATCATGTAAGCGGGAACCAATATGATACTGCGGGCTGCAAGCCGACTCGATGTACCCTTGCACGACGGCTCGGCGGCCGGTGGAAGGACTGGCTGGCAAAGATCGGGATCGAGCCGCCAGCACCCGTAATCCCGGAAGCTCCCGCCGACCTGCCCGCCCACTTCGATGAACTCACCCGGCAGAATCAATCCCTCCTCCGCGATATTGAAAAGCTCCGCAACCGTAACCAACTATTCATCGAAACCTGCCTGCCCGCCATTGACCGCTGCTCATTCCGGGCATCTCCGATCCCGAAGCCTGAGCGCATAAAGCGCGACCAGGGATTTCATTCGATGCAGGGCGATTTCCACATCGGGGAGCGCGTCGATCCCGCATGGGTGCAGGGCGTTGCCGAATGCAACATGGACATCCTGCTCAATCAGCGATTGCCACGCCTGTGCGAACGCATTATCACTTTCCGCGAACAGGACAAGGCCGCGCTCGGGCTGAACAAGCTGGTCGTGCATCTACTCGGTGACATCGTGACCGGGGAACTGATTTTCAAGGGGCAGGCGTACCATATCGACGCCACGCTCATTGACCAGTTACTTCGGGGCACCGAGGCATATGTCTCATTCTTGTTAGCGCTGGCGGCTCACTTCCCGACAATGCTGGTACAGCACGGCGATTTCGTATTCGCCTTGAACCATAATGATAACGTAAAGGGGTGGGCTGGAATCCCCTATTACGGCCTCGACCGCAAGGCGCGGCGCATGGATGGCCTGTACGGGATGCAAATACATTACAAGCTCGGCGGTCACTTTCACAGTCCCGCCGAATTGAACGACGAAACGCTCCTGAACGGGACGATGATCGGCGGCACCGATCTGTCGGTAAATAAGATGATGGTCGCCACGCGGCCCTCGCAAAAGATATTCTACCTCGACGACAAGCACGGCATCCACCGGACGACGAACCTGTACCTTGCCGACCGAGTGACGCTGACGCCCGATGCGAACGGCATCTTTACGGCGTATTCGACTTGACTCAAGTCTCATATTGTAGTATATTTTACTATGTGTGTAGTAATAAATACTACGCGGCGGGACAGCGGTTCGCAACCGTTTCCTGAAATCCCTATAGTAAGGATAACCGCCGCACACAACCCAATAGGGAGGGTGCCATGAATCTCGCTGAAGAGAACTTCCACCGCCTGCTTGAAACCGGTATGTTCAGCATTGACGATGCTGGAAGAATATGGCGGCATTCAAAGTATTCCTCATGTGGTACAATCTGCCATATCGAACCGAGACGCGCCGAATGTAAACACTCATGCGGCTATTTGCACTTAGCAATAGGTGGGCGAAAAGGATTAAGGGCTTATGCCCACAGGGTTATATGGCAACATCTAAACGGCGAAATACCCGATGGTATGGAAATCAACCACATTAACGGCATCAGAAACGATAATAGACCAGAGAACCTTGAATTGGTTACAAATAGCCAGAACAAAGTGCATGGGCACCGAGTACTTGGACATTGCATTGGTGAAGCGCATTGGGCCGCAAGGTTGACGGTGGCGAAAGTTAAGGAGATACGAAATCTCGCCAAAAGTGGAACCACCCATGCAGAACTGGCGCGGCGATATAATGTACGGCGCGAATCAATCCGGGATATTATCGAAAAAAGGAATTGGGCATGGTTGGAATAATCGCCGCGGCATCTCGCAGACTTGAACTATCCGGAATTTCCGGATACTTGGGCCGTCCTTCGGGGCGGCTTTTTTATTTTCAAAATAATTGGCAAAATGGGAAAATAATCCTTGACATAATGCTGTACCTTATATATATTATATCCAGATGACAGAGGAAACCACCCAACGGAGGACACCATGACCATCACCGCTATCAAGTATGACTACCCGATCAACGGAGCATCCGGGGATACAGTGGCCACCCTGGCCGATGGCCGGAAGGTGACAATCAATACGCAGTATGACTGCGTTGAGCCCCGTGGCCACCACGCTGATGATTGTGGTATCCGTCGCATGGGCGGCCGTTGCAACTGCCACATGATCGAGGGTATTGATTGTGCGGCCCTCATCCAGGACGCGATTGCCAATGGCAAATTCGGGCGTCACCCCAAGCCCGAAATCGATGAGGCGACCCGCGAAGCTAACCGCCGTGCCAATGAGGTGGCCGAGAATGAGCAGTATCGGATAAATCGGGCGTATGACAAGGAGGATTAAAATGTTTAGCTCGCAGCAGTTTGAGATTATCCCAGCCCTTTGCGGTTCGACGGGCTTGGGATATTTCGAGAACGTGTATTCGTGCGTTGACTGTGGCGCACGGGTGACGTCCCGGCATTATGATGACCCGGCCGACACCGAAGATGGCCGGGAAACACATACATGCATGTAACCGCCGGGCGACCGGCATACAAGGAGGGCAGGGCCATGTTAACACTCACCAATGATTTCCATCGCACCTACTACCGCACTTGTAAGTCGCGGACCGAGGTTACCGGCATACTTGACACTGAGCCGACACAGCGCACAGCCGCCGAACGCAGTTGGGTAGCCCGTGTAGCCCGGCGGCTATGCGGTATCCACGGTTGTATTTGCGGGCGGAACGAAATCTACGAACGATAACTCGCCGGGCGACCGGCAGGAGGACACTATGAACTACTGTGCGGCATGTGGCCGTCCGCTCACGGGCGGCATCGGGATCGGGGGAGTCCTGTTTGATCGGGACTGCGCCGTAACGGTCGATCTGGAGATAGCCCGGCTCCGGGCAGAGGGCAAGCCGGTGAACGTCCGCCACATCGCCCGGCGAATTTTCAACGAGACGAACAACGGCGGGGACTACCTACTCCGCGACATTCCCGCCGACCTGATGGATCGCATGAAGCATCGCGCCGTTGATGAGCACGGCACGGTCCGCGACATCCTCATCAAGGCGCTGATGCAATATCTGGCATGAGGCCACTGCACCGGCTCAAGGGGCCGTCTTCGGGCGGCCCTTTTTTATGTGCCAACCAGTGTGACAAATCCGCCGGTGTTCACCGTGTATGTACAGGTATCTACGGGTACAAATTGTGACAAATGGTGTCGACTGAGTATCGCTAATGTGGCTGCATTGTATTGGCATATAAGCGGTTAAATCAGGATATAAATAGTGGCGGCAGGAAATCGTTGAGTTCCTCGTACACCCTTATTTGACAGGTCTTCACGCGAATCTTTTGTCACATTTTATGGCACAAACGGCAAATTTATGCACGGAGTTGCACTATTTTGCGGGTGAGTATATCGCTCGGTCATTCTGAGCGAGGCGTGGTCTACGGCCGCCTGGACCGCCAATGGGGATGCCCCGGCTTCGAGGGCCATTGTGATGTAGGTATGCCGGAGACTGTGCAGGTGGTAAGACGCCGACAATCCCGCGCGTTCGCGCGCCACCTTGAAATATCTGGACAGTGACGTGGCGTTGCGGACATGAAACGGGAACCGACCGGGCAGTGACAAGAAGTGGTTGAAATCATCCATCACCTGCGATGGAATCGAATGCCAACTTTTCGGCCTGTCCCGATGCTTGATGTTCTGAGGCCTGTATTGGCGTTGGTCCAGGTCCACGTCGGAGCGTTCCAAGCCGACGATCTCGGATACCCGCCGTCCCGTGAATAGCAGAATCCTGCATAGACGTTTGCTGTCGGTATCAGGCATGGCCGCGAACAAGGCGCGAAGTTGATCCGGCGTGAGTACTGCGGGACCGGGATCGGGAAACCGCAACCGGCCGCATCGCATGAACGGGTTGACCTCTATCGTACCGTCGTCGAACAACCGCTGGAAGATGGCGCGAAGGTAGTTCAATCGGTTATTGACAGTGGCGGGGGCGATTCCACGGGCAAGTTCCCGCTGCTGGTACGCCGCGACATGCGGACGCCGAGCGATATCCCTCACCGGGTAGGACGCTCCGAGCATATCAATCATCACATTGAGAGCATCCATGTATCGCTCGATGGACGAGTCCCGCACGTTCTCACGGGCGAGACGGTCTGGTAATGTGTCGTGGAGCCATTCGAGCGATCCCGGGGCATCCTGGGGGCCTTCCTCGGCCAGCAGGTGACCGGCCATGATGTCATACGCCCGGTCCCGCGTGAAGTCAGCAATCGGGAGCTTGGTGGAGCCGCGGGACCGGAAGCCCGGTGCGGTGAGGTCATACTGCCAGCACGTAGAGTCGGGGCGGGATCGGATCGTCAGGCGGGGCATCAAGTCTTTCCGGGCGCGTCGCCCTCTATGTCCCCGATGGCGAGGTAGATATCGATGAGGTCCTGCTCGGTCAACTTCTCGCCGGGCATGAGCGGGATCGCCGCAACCGCGCCGCAATACCGGCATGCCTGCGCCTCCTCGCGACCGGGGAAGAACCAGGTGTAGAGGAACGCCCTGTGACATTCCGTGCAACGGCAATAGCCGGTTATGATTCCGCCGACGATATGCTGCAAACCTGGCATCAGGGAGTCCCGCCCATCTTGAATATTAGAATATCATTGCCACCGATAGTATCAGGTGCGGTGAAAATGCAAACCCCTTCGCTTATTCCAAACAGGTACATAATCATAGTACCCATGGATACCATATCCATACTAACGAGTGATGTCCCGGAATATAACCAGAAATCGTATGTATAGTTCACACTGAATCGTTCATCCTCAATCATAACAATAGCATATCCACCAGATATTGACATCTCAGAAGCCAATATCGTGTGTACCCATGATTCAATGACTCCCTCTCCCTGTTCTCCTTGCGGCCCGATAGGACCCTGTTCCCCCTGGGTTCCCTGTTCGCCGGGTATGCCCTGCTCGCCTTGGGAACCGGTCGCACCCGTCTCCCCCTGGGAACCGGTAACCCCTTGGTCCCCCCGTTCCCCTTGAATGCCTTGGTCGCCCTGTTCGCCCGAATCGCCCTCAGGTCCCATCGGACCCTCAAGGCATCCAGCACAAAGCACCATCACAATGAGAACCATATAACCAATATAGCGCATAACCCCCTCCTCAGAATACATGTTCGTCCTGCGCCGATCTTCTCTACTTACCCCTACGATGATAGGGAAATATTAATTTATATATAGTGCATTTATGCGCCCCCATCCATATATTTTTTCCCGTCTTCTTCCTCGGCAGGCGGGGAAATTTCGCCTTCCGCCATTCTATCTATGTATCCCTCCACCCGGCTGAGGTCGCTATCGGTCAACTGGCAGAGATGCACCGTTATTCGCCCAATCATCATGTGGCGGTCTGCCGGTTGTGACCGAATGAATGTCGCGACAGAAGCCTCCTCTTCCCCAACTAACCAACCAACCTTGACACCATAATATGCCGCAAGTTTCAGAACAATATCAAGAGTCCCGGACCAACCCGGCGCCTCGGCGTTTTTGATAGTCTCCTTGCTGACGCCAGATTCCGCAGCCACCACCTCTCTCGAAAGATGGCGATCATCCCGCAGTTTTTTTAATTTGGCGTTCATTTCCATACCCCTGAATATCCGCCCGCAAGAAAAAATTGTCAACCCAAAACGCTATATAACAAGTAATTGGGCATCCGCATACAAAAAGTTTTAAAATAATACTTGACAACGGGGTATGGAATTGTTTTATTGGGTATGTAAGTAGTTCATGACCCGTTAAATATTTACCCCGTCACCCTCCATAGGAGTGTATACCTGAGATGAAGAATCCCAACTTTCTCCTCAAAATAGCAATCCTCCAGCGGTTCGGGACACAGCGCAAATTCGCCCGGAAAATCCGGGTTCATGAATCGATTATCTCCGGCGTGGTAAAGGGCCGTATCAACCTCACCCCGGAAGAACAGGAACAATGGGCGGAGAAACTCGGCTGCACACGCGGCGAAATATTCCCCGAGGCCGCGAAGTCCGAAATCGCCCTGGTGGACTGCGAGGTGCAACCATGACGCGCAGGAGAACCAATTGGGGGCGGTGGCCGAATATGAAACGCGCCATCAAGAAGGCTTGTCCCGATTATGACCTGCGGCAACTGCGCCCGATGCTTTGGAAAGACGAACTCGGCGACATAACAATCCTCACGAAACATTTTGAATGCTATCTCTGGAGCAAGAACAAACTCCGGGTGATGATGTTCAAATGGCTTAGACCGGCTCAGAGAGCAAAACTGGGGCCGATTTTCAACGAAATCTATACGGACGACCATATTCATGCCTTCACCTGCGATCTTGCGAAATTGACCTCGATTATTGCATTGGGGGGCCGGTTTCGGAAAAGGCCGTACGTGAGTGGAGAGTGGATGTGCGAGAGACGGCTTGCGCTGGGTCATGAGTTCGCTCCGTTCAATCCCGAGGAGTATGACATCACAACTCATGCCGCCCTGGTGGACTGCGGGAGGTCCGCATGATCCCATTCTGCATATCGCCCGGCGAGGCCGCACGACGGTTGCCGCTCTCGTATGAGACGATCCGCCTCATGTGCCAGCGCGGTGAGATCGAGGGCGCGAAACAGGTCAAAGGCCGCTGGTGCATCCCGGAGACCGCGCCGCTGTTCCAGCCCGCGCCCGACCCGGACCCGCTGCCGCCAAACGCCACGCCGCAAGAATGTGTTGCACGGTTCAAGCGCATCAAGCGCGACCCGGAGAAGTTCAATCGACTCATCAGGAGAATGGCATGAGCGCGACCTTTCCCATGCACCCACGGCACGGCAAACCGTACCAGGCCCGGTATATGGCGAAACGCCTGGACAAGACCGTCCTCATCGACACATACGATTTCCCGTTCGAGAGCCGCGAGTTCCCGACGCCCAAAAGTCAAGCATTCGCCGTGATCTCGGAGCGCTGCCGTGAGCAGGGCTTCGATTTCGCCGGTATGTCGGTCATGCGGGTTGTGCGGCTCGATCATGAGAATATCACCCTTTTCGTGAATGACTGACGGACAACATACTACCCGGCTGTGGCCGGACGTAATATAAGACGACGCGGGAAAACCGAAAGGGGTGGCGGTATGAAATTACCGTTGAAATGGGATGATTCCGCATCATTTAGCGACCTCGCCGCCGTGAACGCGCACGACGCACTGGTGGCGGCATGTGAAGCGGCAATTCAATATGACAAGGCGATTAGACAATGCGCTGACGACCCTGATAAGATGGCATCATTTTGCACAGCAACGGGCGATGATTTGGATACGCTCTATATGGACTGGATGGCAAAGGCCCGCGCCGCCCTTGAACTCGCCCGGAAGGAGGCCGACCGTGGCTGAGAATGAGCGGAATCGGGACCCACAACCTGGCGACGATGATTACCAGGTGGACTCGCAGGAAGGTTACTACGAGCACGTCATCGCCCGCCTGAACGCCAAGGTCGAGCGGCTTACGCGAATCGAAACGGCGGCGCAGCGCGTTTGTGATAATCCAATATGGGCTGGTTATGGCGTAGGAGTCATCGAGGAAATGGACGATCTTCGCGCCGAACTCGCCCGGAAGGAGGCCGACCGTGGCTGAGCGAGCATCCGCAACTATGAGCGAAAAACGTGCCGTACTATGGGAGGATCGTTGGCAGAAAAGCGAGGAAGATGCTTTTAATTCCAAGCTGAAGGAACAAGAGGCTTTGGCCGAGAATGCCCGCCTGAACGCCAAGGTCGAGCGGCTGCGAGCCGAACTATTACACCTTGTCCGTCTTCTCGAACCAATGGAGCGCGATGGAACGCTCAACGTGCCTGGGCTGGCTACACTCAATGGTGCCCGCGCCGCCCTAGCCGTGAAGGAGGCCGAAAGTGGCTAACCATGCCGAGCAAGACCGGGAAATGCTTGAAGAATTGAAGAAATGGTATGACCGACCAATGAGCGCCATATCTACCGACAACGATGTGGGAGCTGTTGAGATTATCCGCGCCCACCTCGCGCCCGAACGGGCTGCATCACGGGAGATAACCCTTGTAGTAACTGCCGAGAATGCCCGCCTGACTACCGAGAACGAGCGGCTTACGCGAATCGAAACGGCGGCGCAGCGCGTTTGTGATAATCCAATATGGGCTGATTATGGCGTGGGAGTCATCGAGGAAATGGACGATCTTCGCGCCGAACTCGCCCGGAAGGAGGCCGCCCGTGGCTAACCATGCCGAGCAAGCCCGGGAAATGCTTGAAGAATTGAAGAAATGGCGTGACCGACCAATGAGCGCCATCGCGGGAAAGAATGCTGAAATTGCCCGCCTGACCGCCGAGGTAGAGCGGCTGCGGGGTATACTCGAACACATTTGGGATTGGGATTATGACACTATGGGTAGTTCCATAGCCGATGTGCGAGGATTCGTTCGCGCCGCCCTCGCCGGGAAGGTGACGCCATGAACGAACTATTTATCGCTCTTGCCGGATATGACCCTGACTCTGTCCTCTCGGACGAGCGGCCATTCATCGACCGCGGTGAGGACTTCGGCCCCGATGTTGACCCCGCTTGGTGCTGGTGGTGCATGGAGGCCATCATCCCGAACGCCGACAACAGATGCCCCGAGTGCCGCCGTCCGGCATCCGACCTGCCGGATCGGGAGAAGTACCCCTACGATCTCGCACCGCTGACAGGCTGGGATCCATACGAGGAGGCACGTCCATGATGAAGCCGGGTAAAAAGTTCACGATGTTCGGGCGCTCATACCGGATACTCCGCCGGGTACCCGATCCGCCGGATGCGCCCTGGTTTCCTGAGATTCCGATGCTGCCGCCCGCACTCACGCGATCGATCGTCTATGTCCCGTGGGGCGCGGCGTTCCGGCATCGCACAACGCACGGGCGACTTGTCTACTTGGGAGGTATGCGATGAGTTGTAAAGACGAGTGCACCAACTACGCGCCGAAGAAACCCGCGACGCCCAAGGCCGCGCCCGATTGGGTTACGGCCGCCCGGAAGTCGTATGAAGAGCGGTGGCTGCCGATGTGCAAGGCGAAGACGTGCGAGGAGATGTACAAATTGCTGTATAATACCCTATGCGATATGTGTGGGGAATCCACCCGCGCCTGTCTCGGACCTTGTGGTGGTTATACGTGTCCGTTATCCGATGTCAAGGATACGGACACAAGAACATGCGCAGTGCAATATCACGACTTCATGAATGCCTTTTCCGTCTACGATTTCCCCGCCGCTCATGCCGCCGCGGTCGCCCTCGCCTCGCGCCTTGCCGAGATCGCGGGGATTACAACGGGCGAGCACCTGGACAAGCCCGAGCCGCCGGAACATCCCTACAAGCACATCGCCTATCGCGTCGAGAAATCAGTCAACGGCGCCTGGGACTGCAAGGTGTACATCACCGAGCAGACGCACCGGAGACGCGAATTCGGCAACAAAATTCTCAACAAGGACTTATTCAGAGCGGAAAGTAAGTTCTGGTTGGCAAGCAGATACGAACCGAGGGCATACATTCCCGGTCACACACTATTCCCCGATGAGGGTCAAAGTACTGATGGATGCTGTCTGCGTGGCTCATGTTATAAGAGTGATGACCGCCCCATTGATGCTCCCTCTCCCAAGTGGCTGGCCCGCTTCGAGGCCGCCGTGGCCGAGTACAACGCCTATTTCAGCGGTGATCCTAAGCAGCCCGACAAGCCCGAGCCGCCCTGTGCCGAATGTGCCCATCAAGTTGCTGACGGAACCTGCCTCATTCGTCTTCATCAGGGTATTTGCACGGATAAGGACAAGTGGTCTCCCAAGCCGAAGGTCAAGTCCGGGCCGCCGGAATGTATTAAATGCCGCAACTTTGCCCCGATTAAATGAAAGGATACCATAAGGAGGACCGGAAGTGATTACCGCAACCATTGAACGTCCGCGCCCTGCGTATCTATTGCCGGACCTCGCTGAACATCCGGCGCTGAACCGTCCGATCTACCGGTACGACCACGGCAATAAGCGGTGGTACTGCGCGGTGAACGGCGACGAACCGCAGTGGGCGGTATCCGTTACATCCCTCATCCATGCCACGCGCCCTACATCTGAACACCTGATGGCGTGGCGGGCCAACCTCGGCAACGACGGCTATCACCAGGTGCTTGCCGAAAAGTCCGCATACGGCACATGGATGCACATACTGTGGACCCGCGCCCTCATCACCGGCAAATACACGCTGGACGAGGATTACCTGCGGGCGCAACTGCAAGATTGCCCCACCGGCCTTGAGAACGAGTGGGTTGATGCCGGACAATCTGATTTGCTGGCGTTGGCGGCATGGGCCGCTGAACGGCAACCGGAAGTTCTCGCCATCGAGCCGGTGATGCTTCATGCCATTAATGGCTGGTATGGCGGTGCCCTTGACCTCGTATGTCGCCTGGACTGGAACCGGGTGCGAGTGGTCGCCATCGTGGATTTCAAGTCCGGGCGTAAGGGATTCTATGAGAACCATGAAATCCAACTCCACACCTATAAGGGCATCTGGAACTCGTACTTCGCGGGGACGGAGTACGAAGTCACGCACGTCTTCAATCTGGCTCCGAATGACTGGAAGACGAAGCCCGGATGTAAGTTCGTGAACCAGACCGACAAGGAAACGCGAGAGATCATCCCGCACATGCTCCAAATGTTTCTTGCCGACTCACAATGCAGACTGAAGCCGCCCGATGTGACCCGCTATCGCGGCACACACACGTTGGGCGAGCCGGTGGACGGCAAGGCGGAGACTATCACCCCGCTTGAAATCATCAAGGAAAGGATGGGGTTCTGAAATGGCTGAAGCCAAGCACACACGCTATACGACGCCGGTTGGAATATTCCTGTTCCCCCGGTTGACTAGGCCGGACACGAAGTTCGACCCGGCGGGACGGTATTCCTGCAAGATCGCGGTGCCTGTTGAACAATCGAAGGAGTTGGTGGACCTCATTAATCTGGAGGTAGAAAAGCAAGCGAAAGAAAACCCCATCAAAAAGGGCGACAAGATCGAGTATGCCAATCTGCCGCATGTCGAAGAAATTGTCGGTGGTGTGAAATGCTGCGTTTTCTACTGCAAACAGAAGGCCCGCGTCGAGTTGAAAGACGGCCATGTATTCGAGCCGAAAATCGCCCTATTCGATGCTCACAAAAGCGTTCTCGACCCCAACGAGATTGACCCTTGGACAGGAACCCAGGGGCGGCTGAACGTGGAACTGGTGCCGTACTCGGCGGCATTGACCGGCGTCGGCGTGACGTTGCGCCTCAAGGCGGCGCAGATACTCGAACTCGTCCAGGGAGGCGGCGGTAGTGCAGAGTCTTACGGGTTCGAAGCGGTAGTGCCCGAGGAATATGATGGCGAGTTGCCATTCTAAGGAGGAACCCCAATGGCATTACAGATATTCCGGTACGAGCAAGGGGACGCGGGAATTGTATTAACGGAAGAAGTAGGCGCACCCGAGTTCAAGTCGCAAGCGGCATTCCAGACGTATGCCCGAAAGAATCCCGAGAAGTTCAGCGCCGGCAATTTCGTTCCCGTGAGAGTGGGCGATCCCGTTCATGTCGAGCCGGTAACACAGTACAAACTTTCGATCCTTAAGGCCGCCCCGGCGACCAAACCGGTAGCCAAGGCATGACATTGCGGCGGCGGGACGAGGGAGCGGGCCGAGACACCCGCACGAAGTGTGCCTCGTTTTCTCCCACACTTCATCCCCATCTCCCCCGCCGCCGCTCACTGAAACGGAGACACGACCATGAAACGCGAGAAACTGAGACGGGCAATAGAAATCGACCTCGAACTCAAAAACCTCGAATCCGACCTCGAGTCTCTGAAGGAGGCGGCCGAGCGGGCATATCCCATGAATGCCTCACTGCAATTCCCAGAAGAAGACAACGACCGAGAGATGGAATTGCTCACCGGCGATGATGCGGCTGCTGTACAGAAGGTATGGCATGACCGGGTGACAAAGCGCATCGCCGCCCTGGAAGCCGAACTGGAGACGCTGTAAGACCCGGTAGACGCGCGGCGCGGGCGTGACCGGTCTGGTGGTCGATCCACCGCGCCGCAGCCGGGATAAAATTGACGTGTGCGGACCCTCAAGGGGGCGGCCTGACCAGCCCTTGTAAGACAGCTCGGGAAAGGTCGCCCCTCCGCCACTTAACGAGGCATGACATGAAGGGATTCACACAGGACATGGCGGATGAACTATTGGAAGAAATTGACACTCTTCTTTACTCCCTTATCGAGCCGGAAGCGCTCGCTCCGCCCGCGGAGCATCGGTATGATGGAAGAATTGCTGACAGCTTACCAGGATATGTCTTTGGACGGAAGGAGCCACCTGAGCCGCCGCCGGTCGAGTTGCACGAGGGTGACTGGGCATGGCTGATGAATCCCGACGGCAGCGATGGGAAACTGGTACGTCTCTTCGCACCCGTCTGTGGTGATCCGGGATTCTGGTGGTTATATGATAATCTTGCCTGCGTACGCGATAAAGCATTACGCATCCCCACGCGCGACCAACTCGCCGTCACGATACCGGGGACGGACGTGCAGGCGTGGGCGTGGGAATCGGCAGAATACCCGGAACTGGTCTATCGTTATCGCAGCGACCACATTAATTCGATGATCCGGCGCGATGAGGCCGAAGCCCTCGGCCTCCACATCGTCTCGGCCAGCCAAGTCGAGCGCCACTATGGCGGAGTGTTCCCGCCGAAGGAGGAGTGAAATGGAAGTCATCCAAGTAACACCATGGCAGTTATTTATGACTATTTTCTTCCCGGCCGTGTTGACTCTCTTCGCTGGTATATGGATTGGCTGGACCATGCACAAGGAATATAGGCAGATCATCTTTCCAAAGGAGTGAGGAGGAGTACGATGTGTGACATGAAGAAGAATCTGCCCTATAAAGTATTAACCACTAAGCCGGAAGAATTCAGGGCGGCTCTTCAACGGGCAACTGAAGAGGTTGCCTCATGGCCGGAGTGGAAACGCAACATACCAGTCACGGCGATACCAAGACGAAAGAGATGAAGGAGTCCAGCGATGGCGACTGATCCGATGGAAAAGCGGTGGAGGTGTGGTGACGATTACGACATTCTAACCGTTGACGGCGAAGAAGTATTGGATTGTGACGGTTGGACTCACGAAGATATTGACCGCATCGTCAGCGACCACAATCGCGCCCGGATGTGGGACGAGATGGCGGAAATCATCCGAGTATCATCCGACGAATGGCCGGAAGTATACGAATTTATCGCGCGTGATCACCCCGGCCTGCTCACCCGTATCGAGAAGGAGACCACTGATGAGTGACTACTATGATGTGATGTTATTTGCAATTATCGTGATCCCATTTGCCTATGGTGTTGGCCGATTACACGGATGGAGCGCAGGATGGGAAGAACATAAAGACATGACCAAGTGGAAGGACAAGTATTTGCCAGATGTGATCAAGGCGGCTGAAAAGGAGGGGGCATGAGCACGCGCATCGAGTGGGTTGTCAACCCCGACGGGGCAAGAAAGCCGCCGGGCGTCTGCTCGACGGCCGCGAGCACATGGACCTGCCGGGGGTGCTGCGATGAGCGAAGAACTGAAGCCGTGCCTGTTCTGTTGCTGCGCAGACAAACTCATGGTAGAATACGATGCTATCATTTGGTATGTCTACTGCGATAACTGTTGCGCCCAAGGGCCTCAACAAATAACGCGCGAAGATGCAATATCTGCTTGGAACTGGAGGACGCCATGACCGAACAAAGCGAGTTCATGACGTGGTTCACGGCGCAATGCGGTAAGCGGGAGAATACGCCAGACAGCGACGATGAGTTGTATGACCGGGCAGAAGCAGGTCGTCTCGCAGATACGGAATTACATCGCCGCCTTGACTGGGACATGAGGCGCACCGCCGCGCTTTGGGCCTGGCAAGCGGCGAGAAAGGCAGGTAAGCCATGACCGAACACACCCTGATCCTGCATCCGCACGAGGTGCGCGGCCTACGCGCGGACCCGCCGACCGTGACGCTGATCATGAGGCCGGTAAAGCCGCAACCGCCAGTTGGACTCAGTAAACTCGATGTCCCAGGGCCGTTATGGACATATACCTGTTGCGATAGGGATTGGGTGTGTCCCTTCGGCACCGTCGGCGACCGGCTCATCGGCAAGGAGACGTGGGCGGTGCATGACGATTATGTCTTATATAAAGCAGACCTCCCCGAAGTTGACTGGAAAGAGGTATTCGAAGATACCCCCAATCATCGCTGGCTATCCCCTATCCTCATGCCCCGCAAACTCTCCCGCTTCACCCCTGAAGTCACCGCCGACCCGTGGTGCAAGCAGGTGCAGGAGATGACCGCCGAGGAATGTATAGCGTGGGGATGCCAAACCAATCAACGAGAATATGACGCGGAATGCCTCCTGCGAGACCTACTCGCCCGCCAATGGGACGCCATCTACGCCCGGCGCGGCCTCGGCTGGGACGCAAAAACGTGGATGTGGGGCGTGACGATCAGGAGGATAGGATGAACATCTCGTTCGCATGGACGGTGCCGTCGATACTCG